CACAACTCAGGAGCCCGATAATGTCCAGCATTTCTCGTTCGCCATTCGAAGGTTGAGCTATCCCTTAGTATTTGGCGGCTGTGCGGCCTTCATGGTGTGGGCGTTATACGCTGGAATGCCCTATTGGCCGACATCCCCCCTTGTCGCTGCGGTCGGGCTGCTGGCCATCGCGGCATTGGAGCATCTTCTGCCGTTTCGGCAGGAGTGGCTGGAAGATCACCAGGACACCCAGACGGACTTGCTGCACTTGCTAGTAAACCTTTCCGTCATTCAGTTCACGGCAGAAATCGTGGCCAAACTGGGGGATGCGGTACCTGCCTCGATGCGTCTATTTCCCAGTGAGAGCCCATTATGGCTGCAGCTGTTGCTAGTTGTGGTGGTGCTCGACCTGAGTCTGTACAGCATCCACCGAATCAGCCACCAGGTGCCCTGGCTGTGGCGTTTCCACATGGTTCACCACAGTGCCGAACGGCTGTACTGGATGAACGGTGAGCGGCGCCACCCCCTCCACGCTGCGCTCATGGCAGGCCCTGGGCTGGTAGTGCTGCTCGCTTCAGGGGCACCCTCGGCGGTGGTCGCGACCTGGTTTGGCATTTTGAGCGTGCACCTGGCCTTCCAGCACTCGAACCTGGATTACCGGGTGGGCTGGTTACGACATGTGTTTGGGGTCGCCGAAATCCATCGTTGGCACCACAAGCGTGACTTCGAAGATGCCCAAGTGAACTTTGGTGAGTTTCTGATGGTATGGGATCGGTTGTTCGGCACGTTCTACGACAGCGCAGGGAAGCTGGGCGAGGCAGAGGTTGGACTGCATGAACAGGGATTCCCGCAGGGCTATTTGGAGCAGCTTGTTGTGCCCTTTGGAAAAGCAACCTTGCCCCAAATAAACCGCGATGATACGTGACATATAATGGCATGACCGTGTGCCTACACCATCACTCGACGGACGAGCTGGTGTTGTTTAGGTTGACGGCCTTTTTTTGATACCCGAGGGGAGCGCTATGGATAGGGACGCACTTGAACAGAACCAAATACCGATCTATTTCGTCGCGGTCATTGCCGCAGCAATCGGTGGGTTCATGGCGCCTGTGGCTGCTCAGGGGTTGAACGCTTTGGTAACGCCAACCATCGCCGTGCTGATGTACGCGATGTTCTTACAGATTCCCTTTCTTAATCTGCGTGAAGGACTGAGCAATAGACGCTTCATGTCAGCCCTGCTGATCGCCAACTTTGTACTGATTCCGCTGTTGGTATGGGGGCTCACTCGGGGACTCACGGATCATCCGGCGATCCTTGTTGGTGCTCTCCTGGTACTGCTGACACCCTGCATCGACTACGTGGTGGTCTTTACTCATATTGGCAAGGGCGACTCTCGTGGAATCCTTGCAGCCACACCAATCCTGCTGCTGCTTCAGCTGGTTCTGCTACCCGTGTACTTGGCCTTCATGTTGGGTGGACAGTCCGAAGTCATGATCTCGGTTGGCCCCTTTGTTGAAGCCTTTCTCGTGCTGATTGTCGCGCCGTTGTTATTGGCGGTGGTAACAGCGGCGCTAGCCAAAAGTCGAAAATCGTCAGTGGTTGGAATGCCGCCTGGGCTTGGCTACCTGTCCCAGCAATGGCTGCGGTTCTGGTCGCGGTGGTCGGCTCTCAAATCTCCTCGGTCGTTCGCGACATCGACAAACTTGCTCCGGTCATCCCCGTATACATCGGCTTCATGCTATTGGCTCCGTTGGTTGGCGCTTTGGCTTCGAGAGCTTTCAAGCTGCCGTCCACGACTGCCAGAGCAGTGACATTCAGCTCGTCAACACGCAACTCTTTGGTCGTTCTCCCACTGGCCCTGGCATTGCCTGAAGAGATTCGAGGCCTTGCGGCGGCGGCGGTGATCACCCAGACGCTAGTCGAGTTGGTGGGTGAGCTGATCTACATCCGCGCAGTACCGGCACTAATTTGGCGAAAAAGTTCGCAGACTGCGTCAATAACGCGATAGAAATCGAAACGTCGCGACATGGTTTTGATCAAGCTTGAATGACTGCTACTGGCCGATTCTGTTGAAAAAGTCGGTCTTTCCCGACCGCCCACGTAGTGACTGCTGAAAATACCTTTTTTGCGTGCAGCTACGCGAAATCTGAGCCTGGAATCCTCTGCTCAAATTAAAGATATCAATCTCAAGCGCGTACTTTTCTGCGGAGGAAACCATGGCCGACTTTTTCAACAGAATCGGCCGATAGCTGCCTGTTTCCATCGGCGGATCGCAGCCAGTAGGCAGGAAGCATCTAGCCCGGAGCTGCCGGCTGAGATGCATCAATCTAGCAGAGCGCTCAGCTCCTTCCGGCTCGCCGCATCAAGGTTGAGCAGCAGAGTGGTCGGAATAGGCCAGTCCCTACACCCAGGCGACTAGCTGCATACGCGCTGTTATCTCAAAGCTTTCTCGGCCCGCGCGGATCCAACGAAATTATATTTGACGCAGGCAACTGCCGCTCAAGCTCAGCGATACGGTCATACAGCTCAATGATTTTCGCATCCGCTTCGCTCAATAAACTAGCGAGTTGGTCGCGCTGCCGGGCAACTTGCTCAATCCGATCACGCAGGGCGCGGCTTTTCTGGCGGGCGAGAATATTTACCTTGTTCAACGAAGGAGGTCGCTCCTCCGCATGTTGATCCACGTAGGTTTTTATCTCTGCGACGAGACTCGGGAAACGAGATTTCTTAAGCGCCGACGGATCGCTCCCGGCCTCTTTGGCCACGTTGTTCTGAGTGACCGGTGTCCCCTTCGGTAGAAGCTGTGGCCTATTGAGTTTCAGGCGCTCAAAAGCATCACGATATTGATCAGCAGCGCTGCGGCGAGTGGGGAGTTCAACGTCCATTTGCGCTCCCTACGACACGACGGAAGCTCTCTACGCTTCGCTGTTGAGCCATCAACGATTCCATTAGCGGACTTCCATCCTGAACAGTAGCAAGCCGCTCTTTGAGTACATGTTCAAGATCATCTACCGCACCCAATCGTTCTGAGTCATACAGCACATCAGGGCAAGGTTTTGCATCCTCTGAATCACCGCCCCCGCAATGGGCAATGTTGTCAATTCCGCCGTACGGACAAGGCTCGCGACTCGAACAAACGCCAAGAATGATCGGGCGACAGGCGACTGCGCCTTTCTTTGCCAAACCAATCATCTTCTTCGCATCCTCTGGCGAAATCAGCCGAACGATCTCAGCCTTTCGTTTGTCTCCATGGGGACTGACAAAACGCTCACTCGTAAGCTGCTGTAACTCTCTTCCAAGCGTCTCGTACATTGTGCGAACGTACAGGGTGTGAGCCTTCTCCTCTAGACGCAGCCGAGAGTGATTTTGTCCGTAGTAAAGGCTCATCGCTCGAGTGACGTGCTTGAGCTGGTACTGAAGCGAAGCATCACTTACGAGCCCGGAAGCTTGCATGTTTACTGCCCCAGTTCTACGCAACTGATGCCACGCCAACGGCCATACAGCGCCCACTTGATACTCCTCCGGCAGTGTAGGGGTAGCTAGCCGGGCCAATTTCAAATCCTCAGTCGTGATACGCAAACGTTCTAAGTCAAAGAGCTTCCCGTGCCCCAAAAGGTCGGAATATGGCTGAATGCTCGGTCTCAGTGAGTGATTACCTTTATTGCGCAATGAACTCCAGGGCTCGTAAGAAAAATCGGTCAAGTAACGCCCGGCGAGAACTCTCGCGGCTTCGTGAGGCGCGTATAGTGAGCGAAATAGAGAAATAACCTCCATCGCCTTCACGGCGACTGCCACAGATGGGGATGTGACCCAAACGGCGTCGCTATCAGAGAGCGTTTTTGTCGTCTGCCCACGTAACAAAAAAATGTCGCCGAAGCTCTTGTCGTGCTCGATGTCAAGGCACCCGGCTCGAAGATTCCATGCTTCCTCGACCCGCATGAGACTGAAGTTAAGGATGTAAGCTAATCCCGCGCCGTTGACCAGTTTCAGATAGCTAGTCAGCGCTCTTACTTGTAAGTCGCCACTGCGACCCACCCAACGTTCAAGCAGCTCAAAGATGCCGAAGCGTTTCGCGGTATCTGCAAACGCGCCGAGAAAACGAAGCCCCGTTTTAGCGCCTGATAACTGCATATTATGGCCGCAAAAAGGCGGTGCGTTTACGCACGCCGTTCTCTCTGAAACCCTCTGGTTATGTTCGTAAGCCGCGAAGCAGAACCGGTAACAAGCTTCAACCTGTTCTCGATGGGATAGGAAGTCATCAAGGCACTCTCGCAGCCTAGTAACTTGATAGCGCCAAATACGTGGAGGAATGTAAGGTGTTTGAGCTGTATGATGAGTTGGAAAAAGCGCAGCCAGACGGGTTAGGGAGCCTGAATCCAGCAACGTAAACCCTACGGCATCCCTGGACGCGTAAAGCTCATGCATTAACGACAGAAACTCGGTTTTTCTTGAGGTATGAAGAAAGGCAGGGATCCGTTCGCATACACGTGGAAAGTGGCTTAATTCGCTGGCAAGTATTCCTGCCTCTTCGCAAAGAACAAAGAGCCGCCGCATCTGATCGAAACGCGTTTTAAGGGATCTGTAGCCACGAGCGCCGTACGGCCCGTATAGCCACCAGCCAGTGATGATTCGAAGTAAATTTGCGTTCTTTGAGCTAATTGGCGCCGCTGATTTTTTAACTGGCCCATCACCAAAATTCAGGGTCAGTGCCTTCTTGGCCCATGGATCAAGCCTCCAAATTGGATCACCCCAGCGGCTTACTACGTTGCCCTGCGCATCAATTATGACGGGCCAATCAGGTGGCGGAGGCCAGCTCTCTGGACGGTAATTCGATGCCCCAGGAACGGCGAGAGGCGACTCGATAGAAAGCCCTAACGTCGTGAGCATATTCATAGGGAAGCCCCCGCTGTAACTTCCGCAAGCCGAATAAATCCGTCCCAAGCTGGGTGATAGTCCTCCTCAGCTATGCGTGCGAATGCCTCTTCCACCCAAAGCCGACGTACCTCGCTACTCTCTTGAAAGAACCGTAACTTCGCACTCAGACGCTCGACCGCAAGCATCGCTGGATGGTCAGCCTCGTCAGATCTATCCGTGCAAGCTGGGCGATATCTAACTAGCTCCAAGCTCTTGAGCACTCGCAAACTACTCAGAGACCAGACGTGATCCTCGCTTTCAATATCCCGATGATTGACGCAGAAAAGGCAACCCGCAGCGTTGATACAATCGGGATCAGGAGCATTAGTCGGAGCATCCACGACCGATTCTGGTATCGGCGCCACACAAGTACCTGGAGCAGGTGAGCAAACGACGGGATCTGCTTGCCGGTGAAATCGAGTGATTTCAATCATCGCAATTTGCGGATTGGGCTCGGCGTACACACGAATCAAAGTTTCAGCGGTATGCTGTGCGATTTCCGCCACCAGTTCGGGGCGTTGCGACTCACGTAACAGCCAATTAATACGCGCCCCCCGGAGCTTACGAGGTCGAACGAATCGAACACTGGAATCGGTGCAGACGCGCGCAATAGCCGTGAACTGAGGAGCTTCTAAAACGAGACGTCCCCCAGGGCGGACGAGAGGGAAAAGAAGTCCCTCTAGATCGTCTGGAAACCACGTGTTACGCCACTCAATGTAGCGTTCGAACCACTGCTTGTAGCTTGAGAAAACGTCAAACAGCACTTCACCCTGACGGCGTTTTTTGTAAGACCTCACTTGGTAACCATCAAAATGACTCGTGTAATGGTATTGGTCGATCCGAAGCTGATGCGCCTGCGACAAATTCATGCCGGTTTGTGCGATGAACATGAGCAGCTCGGCTTCGATTCGCAGATTCACCGCCGGGTATCGAGTCTCGATTGAAACGTCAGCGTTCCGAAGTTCGCGGTTTCTAAGAATGGCCGCAATCTGGAATTTGGTTTGAGGTCGAATCCGTCGCGACGCTTCCTTCTCTGTATCGCGCAGGCCGCACCAGATAGGTAGCGTCGAACCCGACCGCAACTCCACGTGGATGGGAAATGGCCCCGTCACAGCTTCATAGGTAAGGGACGTACAGACGTCGGCAATGAACTGCCCGAATGAAAAGCTCTCTTCTAAACTTTGCTTATCAGCGCCCCCATTACTGGCCTTTCCGTTGCCTCTAGGCTTGCGGATTCGGGTGCTGTACAGAAGCGTCGAGCTTCGGCCTAGAACTCGGTCGAGCATCGTCGCGGTTAAACTTGCCGCGTCGTATAACGATCCGGCAGTTAGATATCCTTCCACGCGATGACGCTGTAGAAGATGTTCAGCCCACCCCAGGTATTCCTCCGCGACCGTATCAATGCTCAACGGACGCTCGCACTGATCCACCCACTGAAAAAACTTCCTCAACGCGCCAATCTTGTTATTTGCCGAAAAGCGGCTCCCCCCGCCGACAAGGTCGTCGGTCAAACAGTCATGGAGCCCCTTCACAAGCTCTACTCGCTCCAGCAAAGGATCACCTAAAGCACCTGATGTGATTTTACTGCGTACAGTCTTCACCTTTGCCTCAGCACCACCGCTGTATAAAAGTGGTGCCAGATCCCAGGGCGTCTCATTTTTCGCGTACTCAAGCACTGGAAACGTTAGGTCTGAAAACGTTAGGTTATTCATTGCTTGCTCCCTGCATCGAAGCAATACCTGTAAACGCAGCCATGAAGCTGTTCGCAATGGCCTGCTTAGCGGGTGCGGCCTGCACAAATTTGATGTATTTGAAGGTGGTAGCCTCCGAATTTGGCCCGTGAAGCAATGCGTTGCTGACCGTCGCAATCACTATCGCCACATCAGTGCAATTTGCTAAAGCGAGCCTAGCTAGCTCAGTTCCAAAGGTGCATCGCGATTGGTGAAAGCGAAATTTCCTGAGCGCTTTGATGCCCGACGCGATACCTAATTTTCTAAGCGATGACATTTCAACGTTTATGGCCGAAGACTGATCACTGTCGCGACGTCCGAAAGGGTTTCCGAATCGTGTCAAGAACACTAAGTCTTGATGCTCGCCAGCAGCAGATGCCTCGCGAGTCAACCTGCGAAGACTCTTGGTGTACTCCAGGACTTCTGAACACAAAGCTTCGGGAATCCATACCTGGCCAGTTACTCCAAATTTGGTATGCACGGGTGGGGACGCACCTGGCCCTACGGATATCAGAAATAGACCTTTAGCAGACGGATCGTGTAAGGCACGCTCCAACGTATCAATACGAAGGTCACAGATCGTTCCCAGTCGCATACCCGTAAAGAAACCTAGAGCCAACATCAGATAAAGCTCGGGTGAGGCGTTCTGTTTTGCGAAATCAAGAATGGCGTCTCGATCAGCCGCAGACACAGGAAGTAGCCCACCTTCCAATGTGACCCCAATGCGTTTTCGGTTTGGAATACCCAGATCGGTGGTGGTGCCAGCTAGCGTTCGCTCGAAGCCAACCTGGTCAAAGTATTTGATGAAATAGCGCTTGTCTTTCCACAGCGGCAATATCGGGTTTAGAAGGCCACGCCTCCTAACCCATCTGTAGAAACTGATGCAGTTACGCATGTACTCGGAAGCCGTGGCAGGACTGATATGACCAGCATCACGAGCCTTGATAAGCGCCCCACGGTACTGAACAAGACATCGATCAGCCTTTCGAGACGGAAACTCAAACCACTGAAGCCCGCGACTCTCCAAAAACTTCGCGTAGTTCAACAGCCCGTTCAGGTTGCTAGAAACGGTCTTAAGGAGTGCCTCACCATTGGTGACTCTCTCCATAGCCCAGAGATTGGCTTCTCTCCAGGGCAAGCCGTCTTCCCAGAATATTTGTGGTAGTCCTTCGATCACTACACGAGAGCTATTCAGCGAGTAGGTAATCAGGCGGTCTTTGACAGAAAGGTCATGCGGACTGAAGTGAATGTGTTCGACGGTAGGCAAGTGAAATCTCTGTAAGAACAAGCGTCAATGTCCATGGGGATACCATCTAACTTTGGGCGTCCACAGTATGCAACTTATTCTTATCGATGCTGTAGACCTCGACCGCCGGCACCATCGACTCAATCAGCGTCATCACCCGCTCGCTCATGTCGCCATAAAGCGCGTAGTTCGATGAGAACGGGATGATGCCGTGCTGGCGAAGTATCTGTTTGATCTGAAAGTACGGTTCGCCCATCTTGATAAAGGGCTTGGCGTCGTAGCTACGAGCGATGACGCAACCATCATTGTTCGAAAGCACCACAATCGGGACCTTTGCCAGGTCCGGCCGGAATACCCGCTCACAACTGGCATAGAAGCTGTTGCAGTCGATCAGGGCAAAAACAGACGGGGCCTTAGACATGGCTGCGCACTGTGCTGGTAATCACACCCCATATAGAGAGCTCGTCGCCTTCCAAGACATACCGGGCCGGGTATTTAGGGTTCTCGGACAGCAGAATGACTTCCTTGCCGCGCTTGCATAGACGCTTGCAGACGGGATCATTGTTCAGCAATGCGACGACGACATGGCCGTGGGCCGGCTCAATAGAGCGGTCGACCACGGCCAGATCCCCCTCATAGATTCCGGCACCTTGCATGCTGTCACCGGTGATCGACACAAGGTACACATGGGGAGCACGGATATTTAGAACCTCATCCAATGAGATGTGTGCCTCGATGTGGTCAGCCGCCGGAGATGGAAACCCGGCAGGGACCTGGAAGAGACACAGCGGCAGCTTCCGGCCGCCCTCGGCGATAGGGCCTAAAATTGAAAAGCTCATGACGCAGACGCTCAATACTGTACGAATGTACAGTTAACTGTGAGAACGGCTTGCGGTCAATTTCCACGTAGGATTTATCTGACAGGCGGATTGATATCAGCCGAGCTCGTCAGCGTATCCAGCGTCAGCCTCTTCCATCAGTTCTTTCCACTCCCACTTGTCAATAACGCCCCGCGCCACAAGGTCATCAGCAAGGGCCAACCTGGCGTCGTAGCGATCTTCAGGGGTCCCGGCTAAAAACTCGGGATCGTTAAACAGCGCGTACCACGCTTCAAGCTCGTTGATTTTTTGGATGTCGATTTTCATGACGATGCGCACCGGTCGGGGTCTACAGTATTGAAAACGGCCACGCCGGGCCGTTCAGTACTTCCGACATGTGGAGGCAGCGATGTGCGGACGCTTCGTGCAATACGAGGGGATGGCGGTCTACATGGAAGAGCTGAGCCCGCAGCTCAAGCTGTTCAGCGGCTACGACGCTCAACCGATAAACCGGTTCAACGTCGCACCTTCGACGCGCGTGCAGGTGCTGCACGGCCAAGAGGACGGACTACACATAGATGCGGTCCACTGGGGATGGGCGCCATTTTGGGCGAAGGGAAAGCGGCCCGACCCGATCAATGCCCGGGTTGAGACGGTTACCACCGGCAAGTTTTTCAAACAGCTCTGGCCGAAAGGTCGTGCCATCGTACCCAGCGAAGGGTGGTATGAGTGGGTAAAGGATCCCGATGATCCCAAGAAGAAACAGCCCTACTTCATCCGCTTGAAGAGCGGGCGGCCCATGTTCTTCGGCGCCCTGGCCCAAGTTCACCCCGGGCTGGAGCCGCACGAAGGGGATGGCTTTGTGATCATCACCGCGGCGAGTGATTCAGGGATGGTCGATATCCACGACCGCCGGCCGCTTGTGCTGACACCTGAGCATGCGAACGAATGGCTCGACCCAGAGCTATCGCCCGAGCGTGCCGAGGAAATAGCCAAAAACCTGTGCCAACCCACTGAAGAGTTTGAGTGGTACCCAGTCGGAAAGGCCGTAGGCAATGTGAAGAATCAGGGCCCTGAATTGATAGAGCCCGTCGAAACACCGTCATAGGCCTGCTCGCACGTCACTCCCCTGCTCCGGCTTTGATCAGCATCAGCCGCCAGGTCTCCCGCTCTTTCATCAGCGCGCTTGAACACGTCGGCAAGCACCAGGACGGCGCGGGAAGCTGCCTCGCTTGTGGCGGCAGTGCAGGAATGGCTGCGGGCCTGGGCTGCGAGACGGCCGGCAAGGTCGTCGACTGACCGCTGCAGGCTACCAGCAGCAGCGCGAGCGGAAGCAGCATCAGCAGTTGCTTGGTCGATAATCTGTTGTCCATCTTGAACCACCTTATTGATCGCGTTCTGCCGGGCCTGCTCCTTATCGCGCTCGGCGACGTCGGCCAAGGCCCAGGCCTGTTTGTCTCCAGCATCACGGGCATTCCATCGTGACTGCCACTCGGCATCCTTGACCGACTTGCCGTGGCCATATGCGACGTACAGCGCGCCGAACACCACGCCCAGAAACAGCAGGGCCGCCAGGGCAATGCCGCCAACCTTCAGGGCCAGGACGTTCATGCCAACACCTTCGCCGCCAGGTCACGCAGTGCCACGCGGTCCGCCTGGCCAGTCAGCCCGCCGTTGATGGTTCGGGTGATCTTGGCGAACTGCCCGGAATCGGCCAGCTCATTGAGGCCGTTCGACTGCCAGAACCACCCGGCGACCAGGGCGGCAGTCTCGGGCTGCTCCACCAGTTCAGGGTGATTTACCAGGTCCAGACCCAGGGCGGCGCCGGCGGCGCGGTAGTTGTTCGCACCGGTCAACTGGATCAGGCCGCGGCCTCGATACTTCCACCCGTCGCCGGGCAACACGTTACCCATTCGGCCGCCGTACGCGATGTTCGCGATCTGCTCAGGCTTGCGAGCCACCTGCGCGGCCAGGGCGGCGTCGAAGCGATTCGGCCAGACGACCTGGAGACGATCGGCGCTGTAGTTCAGGTTCTCGACCATCCGCGTCAACTGGCCGGACTCATGCCCGACCTGGGCGATGAAGGCCGCCATGCGCACCGGGGAGTTGATCTTGAAACGGGCCATCGCTGCATTCAGCGCGGGCACAAAAAAGCCCGCAACTTGGCGGGCTTGGGGAAGGATCTGCAGCAACTGCCGCTGGGTGATGGGCATAGCAAACACCTCAAAAACTATCAATAACCGATCACTGCCATATAGTGCGGCGATGTGATCAAGGACGAACTCATGAAAAAACTAATTATCTTTGTTGCATTCGCAGCATGCGCTTCTTGCTACTCGAACCAAGATCGGTGGGCCGCCTTCTCCAAGGCTAACTCTTGCGTGGCTACTGGGAATAAGAAAGAACTACTTGCCGGCTCCGTTTATAAAATCCCGCAGCGCCGAGTTGTGTATGAGTTTGTATGCAAGGACCAACGGGTTTGGTCAGATCTTGGAAACTATGCGCAATACAATGAATGGCTTTCGATATAGCCTACAGACCGGGTATATCGCAAAGCGGAAAGCGCATTAGCCTTCCATTAAAAACATCATTGGCCGCCCGATATCCAGCTGGCGAGAAATCATCAGTATTTCGCATTTGCACGGTAAGTGAATTCAGCCCTCCCCCAATGCTAATGGAGTAGCAATAAGGCGGATATCCAGTGTCTCCACCGCCTGAGACTTCAAATACCAACGTCGCATCTTGCGCAATAATCCAAGGTGTCTGGGTTAGCGCCGGAAAGGTAACCGTCCTGCTGGTTGCACTTTGGCTGTAAGGAGGAGACTCAATAGACACAAGGGTCTGGATTCTTGGGTACTTAAATTGCGGGGTGAATATCAGCTTTCCGCTTTCATCCCACATTTTTAATCCTACCTTCCCTTCTCCTATTGTGATCGGATTTCCAATTGTCGAGCATAGCGCCCATTGGAATTGGCCATTAGCCTGGTATTGAAAGCAGTTGCCAATCAGGCTATTTCTCTGGAAACACTGCACTCCACCCACAAATGTCCCCGGCGCCGGCTTGATCAGCATCATGGGTGATTCCGGATACAAATCCGGGATTGAGATCCTTTCAATCGCGGCGCTACCCGAAGCATAACCAGTTGCTACCACGCGCATATTTGGAATCATGCTATTCAGCTGCTCTTTGCCGTCGGGAGTATATGTCTTAAATCCAATGCTCATTATCTCTTTATCACCGTATAGGGAACAGACGCCCCTGGGTCAGTCCAGGAATTTGAGGCGATAGCCGTAAATGAACCATTATTTATTCTTACATAATGGCCATTCGGAATTAAAACTGCCCAATCATCTGTGTCCGCCATTTCTGGAACGCTGACACTTATTGTTTGGTTGGGCGAGTTAAACGTTATGAATCCCGTCTTGAAAACTTTTGAGATTCGGTCTGTATAATCAAGGATTAAGTTACCCGCCTCATCCCACGCCTTAATCCCAACGCTCATATATCAATCCCCATGGCAAGCGCGAGCTGACCGTTCGGGTAGTAGATTCTGGTGCTTGAGTTGGTATCAATCTTCTTTGCACCTCCCGCAATAGCTCCATTCATTTCCAGACCTCCAGACTTGGCAAACCGCCACCCTGTAGAACCAGAGACAAAGTTATCCGACTGCAAAGACTCCCCGATTTTCAGCATGCTGATGCTGCCATTGCGGATAAATGCGGTGTCGATATAGGCAGCGTTGTCCTGCACCACAAACGGGTAGAACACGTCGGTGGTGTTGGGGTCGATGATGGCGAACCGGCTTGCGGCGATCAGCACCTGGCTGGTGATAATTCCCTCGTCGTTCTCCACGCCGACCCCGATGCCGGCCAAGTACGGCTTGTCGTCGACGGTGAGCTGGGTCTTGATCGTGTACATCGCTGCCAGTTCGGTCTTCAGCGCTTCCACCTCCACCGAGGCGCCACCGCCCGAGTCGATCTTATCCAGAAGGTGCTGGCTCAACTGGGTCTCGGTGATCTGGTCGTTGAGGTAATCCAGGATCGGGCCAGCGTCCGAGGACGACTGCCCGGTGACCGGCCCGAAGAATGCACCCTCGTTGCCTATACGGTCGACCAGGCGGGCCCAGAAGAAGAACTGCACGCCGGCGGCCAGCCCCATGATCGTCAGGTCTGTCTGCGGATAAGCGTAATCACCGAACTTTATCGCCGTGCCGACCTGGTTGGTCTGGCTGTACCAGATCTCAGTCCGTTGGAGGTCGGCCGTGCTGAGCCCTGCCGGAATGCCCCACTTCAGCTTGATGCCGAATACGATCGACTCGGCGGTGAACGAGGACGGCACTGGCGGCGGCGTGGTCTTGCCATTCAGCACGGTCTCAACCGAAGTGGCGAACACCGAGCCGATATCGAGCGAGTTGATGGCCCGCACCTTCGCCACGTAGCGCCCGGCGTAGATACCACTGACATCAATGGACGTGGTGCCCGTGCGGCCGGCGAAGATCCAGTCGCCGTCGTTCTTGCGCCAGTAAACCTCGTACGCGATCGCGGCCTCTGGTTTCTCCCAGGCAATGGTCATCACGCTGATTGCGCTGCCCTGATCCACAAAGTGGTCATTGCTGACCGTGACGTTCGCCGGCGGCCTCTGGACGCTCGGGGGGATCACCGTCACCGGCGGCCGCTCGATGCGAGTGCCATTGTCGATGGCGCCGAACTTGCTCGCGTTATGGCGCACCGCGGTAATGGTGAATTTGATATCGGTGTCGGAGAAATCATCAGCCACAGACATCACGCGGAACAACTGCGTGGCTAAGGTTGCCGAGTCAATCGCCCACATCGAATGCTGAGGCGGTAGATCATCCAAGTCCTCGGCCAGCACCACCTGCTGGACCTCGGCCGGAAAGCCCGTGGTGTCAAAGGTGATGCTGCCGTTGTCCCATCTGATGCCGCTGCTGTCCCAGGTCAGCGGGTACCCCGACGACTTGATGACGCGCGATACAGCTTTGCCGCTGGGCATGATGATCGTGATGGTGTCGCCTGGGTACGCCTTCACGTCCGCGTCGAGCACCAGCGTATTGATCGTGGACGAGCGCAGGCGTCCACCGATGCGGCGGCCGGCCCGATCATTGTCAGCGATGCGGATGATCTGCCCGGGGCGCGCCAGAGTACCGTCGAGGCCCACGGAGAAGCCCACGCTTTCCGGCTCCAGGCGGTTGGTCAGCAGCGCCCACTTGCCCACGCGCTGGGCCTGGGCCTGCGAAGTGCAGCCGGTGGCAGTGATCTCGGTCTGCTGGATGCCGTAGCGAGTAATGCCGGCCTGATCGTCTACATACTCGACCTTCTGCCGGTAGAAGTCCGTCGGGTCGTTCCAGCTCACCAGGGCCACGGTGTACCGGCTTTTTTTCGCCGACCCAAAATAGCCGAACTTGCCGTCAATGACGTTGGCGTTCGAATAGGTGTAGACCGGGTCTTCAGGGATATCGGCCACAGCCATAACGGAGCCGGCCGCCCAGTAGGCCATGCCACGGAAGGTAGTGGCCAGGTCCTGCAGCACCTTCAGGGCGTCGGCGCGAACCGATAAGAACAGGTTGCAGGTGAATCGCGGCTCGGTACCGCCCTTCCCGTCCGGGACCGGCTGATCACAGTACTGGCCGATCCGGTACAGCTCCCATTTGTCGACCTGGCCGGCGTTCAGCAGGTGGCCCAGGCCATAGCGGAAGTGCAGAAGCAGGTCGTAGAAGATCCAGGCCGGGTTGTCCGTCCATGCGGTCTTGAAACTGCCATCCCACACACCTGCGTAGATCCGGCTCTCGGCGTCGTAGTTGCTCGGGACCTTGATGATCCGGCCGTACAGGTCAAACGAGCGCGTCGGGATCGACTGGAACTGCGAGGCATCGAACTGCAGGCCGATGATGGCCGACCCGGGATAGCGCAGCTTGGCGTCGATGACCTCGGTGATCGCGTCGATGTTGGTGGTGTCGGCGATCGCGCTGCTGGTCGAGTTCTGCGTCTGGCGAGTTACACGCACCTGCCAGCCTGACGTCGCCGGCGGCAGATCTACACGGTGCGATCGCTCGTACTTGGTCGAGGTCTTGCCGCTGAAGGCCGAAGTCAAAACCGGGACATATGCGCCGCCATCCGTGGCCACCTCGATCAAATACTGGACGGTGTAGCCGTTGGTGTCGCCATTGCTGGTGTTGGTCTGGGCCAGGCGCGGCACCGAAAGGCGAATGCGCACGGCAGAAAGCTGAAGGTTGGTGACCGCGCGCACCCAGGGCTGGCCATAACGCAGCTCGACGCCGATGCTGATCTCGCTCTCTACGGCCGGGAAGCCGGGGATATGCAGTTGATCCTGGCTGCCCGTGCGCGCATCCAACGTGACGCCGCTGAAGTTGATCCCGCCATCAGCGTTCGACAGCGGGGTCTCATCGAGGAATACGGAGCGCATGCCACTGGCGAGGCCGCGGATCTCCCCCTCGCTCACCAGGTCCAGGATGCGCGCGTAGGCAGTGCTTTGCAGGCTATCGGGCGCCTCAACAGAGGGGCGCGGCTTCGATTCGCCGCCCTTGCGGCCGGTGATTTTCTTGGTGGTCATGGCTTTCCTTCAGGCGAAAAAAACCCGCTCATGGCGGGTGTGCTGGCTGGGGTTCGAGCTACATCTGGTCTTCGGAGTAGATCCCGGCGCTGATCACTGCACTGCCGACGATCATTCGGCCGTAAAGCAGCGGGACCGGATTGCCCTGGACGCTGGTGTTTACCGGGCCGTTGAAGCTGTAGCTGGGTCGGTTGTTGGGGCTGTCTTGGGTTCCAAGGCCCTTGGCTTGAGGACTGAGCATCTGGATAACGCCGCCGGCAAGTAATGCGAAACCTACAGGGGCAGTGGGAGCACCGAAGTAGCTGGCCGCAATCAACACTACACCGGCAATGATTTGCAGCAGGCCCGCCCTTTTCGAGCCTGCTATAACAGGCACAATCCGGATAACGTCACGCCCGGTGGGCTTCGCCAGGTCATCCTCGGCAATGGTTTCCTTGCCGTTGAATATCGCAAAACGTAAACCCTTGCTTGAGCTCTCAAGAATGTATTTTTCAAATCCGGGAAACTGCCTGAAGTAGCCCATGATGTCCCGCCAGCCACTGCCTGTAGTCATCCTGTGGCGTCGGCCGAACTTTTGAGCCAGCGAGCCAGACAGGAGAACGGTTTGCATTTTTTCAACAGTCTGCGACATAAATTCTCCGAGCAATAAAAAACCGCCCGGAGGCGGCTGTTTTTAGAATGTTGTAGGCGCTATGTGAAATGCGCTGTCCCCTGGATTGTAAACTCTGAACTTTTTCAACTGGCCAGGCCCTACATTCGTTGTCACCTCGAGCCTTGCTGGGTTAGCCCCACAAAGTGCTGCCCCTTCAAGTCCCGCACCAATAATCCACTCCCCTGCAGGTACGAAGAAAGTCGCTTTTTCTCCAGGGTTCAATTTGGCGACACGATTACCATTCAGGTAAACAGCTGCAAAACAACCGCCACCCGCATAGCCCGTATCCCTGGTAACAACAATTGTCGCTGCGTTTTCGGAAGGACTTTGAAAGCCAGTGACGCGCTCTATAGGCGCAGGCTTTGCTTTTTCAGAAGGCATCGGGGAGGTCGAACACCCCGCCAAAACCGCCAGCGCCATCGCGCCAATCAAAATCCGCATAGATCCAGCTCCTTTTGAGATCGGCAGACGATAGCATTTTCAGGCTGGATGAATCCTCAGTAACTGGCGGGAGGCGTGCGGTAGTAGCCTTCCTCTGCCTCATACAGCCAAGGACAAGCACATGCCAATGAAACAGGACTTCGATTCAGACCACTTCAAGCGGTGGCCATATATTCCCGAGCTTCGAGAGGACGGGAACAACAATAATGGCGGCATAGATCTAATTGAGCACCCCGAGCGGATCACGCTCATCCATGAGGCCACCGACGAAAACGGCCTGCGACCTCTCCTTATTGAGATGAACAAGCCAGGTGGGCAGTTCATGTCTCTCGGCTGCGCCTCTGGCATGGATGGTACGTACGACTCATACATCGAGTTCACTCTTCGAGACCATGAGCGGGCTCTGAGCATTGACGCCGTTCACGCCTTTGATTTGGCATGGAACGATTGGGTTAAGTCAAAATACCCAGACTACGCCGCACCGATTCTGGCAAACGTGGTATTGGCATATCGTTCATTTTCACTCCGCGGAAGTGAGCCGCAATATCTGATAACCGCTTACCATCGCGCGACGGAAGAATCGACTCATCGTCAGCTTGTGGAGCTTTTCCATCTCTTCCTACACGAGTTTCAAGAGCTTCCGGCATTTGAGCCTCCAGTATGACTAAGCGTTCTTGAGTGCATCCCTGTGTCGCCAGTAGCCCACCGTCACCTCTGACCAGTAGCCGCCGTACACGTCACGCTTGCTGTCGCGGTTGTAGAGGTGGTGCAGGATTGATCCAGGCGCCGGGTAATGTTCGGGCTCGGTCTTCAGCACGCCGTCGGCCAGGTAGATCCCGGCGTGGTTTGGCACTGGCGATCGGATCTGCATCAGCACAATGTCGCCATGCTCCAGGGTTGAGACCTTCTCGAAGCCGGCGGCCGGCAGATTCTCCAGGTAGAGGTTGCCGCCTTTGTCCCACCAGCCATCCTCGCGCTCGTAATCGCCCAGATCGATGCCCATCTCGCGCCGGTAGAAGTCGAGGATGATGCTCAGACAGTCGTGCACACCGTGGGCAAACTTGCGGCCGATCAGTGGAGCCTGGTAGCCCTCCGGCGCGAAGCTCACAAGCTCGCCTGGGCGCACCTGTTCGTCCTCGCTTTTGCGGACCTCAAGGATGTACCAGGGAAGCCCGGAGGCCTCGCAGGAGACGCGATCAGCCTCACTGGGGGCCGCTGGATAGTCAGGGTGGCTATGCACGACAGCGAGCACCCGCCCGCGGTCCTCGGCGGCCGCATAATCCTCAGGCGCCAGGCGGAAGTGTTCGCTCGGCGTGGACGCGGTGTTGCGGCAAGCCACATAGACCTCCTTGCGCCCTTCTCGCACCAGTAGCCCGCAACACTCCTTGGGATACTCGGCCAGGGCATGCCGCTCGACTGCAGCTCTATTTGCTTTGTTCATGGTCAGCTCCGAAGCAGGCCGGCGGCCGGGAATGAACCGAAAGGCAGTGGGTTGTTCTCGCCAAAGCGCAGCTTGCAGCTCGTCAGGCGCCCACCGCATTTGTCTTTGGCCGCATCCGTGACAATGACGTCGTTCTCATCAGCCACGGGCGGCCCGTTGTAGCCGCAGTAAGGCCCGCGGTAACCGCCACAGCTCAACCACCAGCAAACGTTGGCCACGATCTGCCGGCGCGGGAGCTGAACGCCCGCGAAGTCCAAGGCCGTGGCCAGTTCGAACTGCACGGTTTCGTTGTTCTCGGCCGACTTGCGCTCGACGTACCAGATGTCAGGCGGGAGCTCTTCATCAGGGTCGGCCTCAGGCTGGCCGTCCAGGTACTTGCCCAGGGTTCGATGGCGGATCAGCTTCGATCCGACCAGGTCCTCGAAGTACAGCACGAGCGCCGTGATGAACCCGCCAACGTTGCCGACAGAAAGCGTTGGTGTCGGCTGGGCACCCTGCCCCGTCATTTCGAACCCCTCAGCCTTGATCGGCCAGGGCGAGTACTCGTTGCCTTGCCAGAAGATCGAGGCCTGCTGGGGGTAGCCGTGGAAGCGGTAAAGCTCGGCGCCAAGGACGGTGGCGTCGAGCTCAAAAAGCTCCACCCACGCGCCAGGCTCCAGGGTCTGGATATCGGCCGTGATCGGCATGGTGTTTCCTCAGGCAAAAATAAACCCGCTCGTTGGCGGGTGCGGTGTATCAGGTTGGCTTGATTGGTCGGCGGGTTGGGTCCGGGTAGCCATCGGCGCCGACGACCCAGGCTCGCAGTGCGAGCCAGTAGGCTTTCCAATCGGCGGATTTGCCTGGGATTGAATCGTCGCCGAATTCGATAGCGGTCACATTCTCGCGGGCGATAGGCATCTCGGCTGTTCGCCATTCATCCTCGACCTTGCGGGTATGGCTTGGGCTTGGCCCCCAGCCGGGGAAACGCCATGGCTGGTCGGCGTGAATGGGTGGCGGGGATTCAACCTCAATAACTCCTGCTGGAGGCTCCGCCCCTTCGCCAAACGCGCCGACAAATCTGCCGTCGCTATTAATGAAATATTTAGTGGTCATGTTCTAGCCCTCACGATGAAACGCCATTTTGCAGGGACAATTCCAACTGTTGTGGCTGTAGTCTTTCGCAATACAAAGAATGCGCCAGCGGCTGTGCCGAAACGGCAGAAGATACTTGTAGAACTGGTTACGAGCGAGACCCCATAGTTGTACGCGTAGTCCACTGCGAAATGCGGTACAGGGACAACGTCGCCTACTGCGTACTCGGCGTCCGCATCTCTGCAAACGATAAACCCTTGAACTTCAAAGGGCTCAGAGCCAAGCTGGTGAAGCAAGGTTAGTGACCCCCCCGGCGTGATTGTCTGATCAGGAGAGGCGTACGATTTGATTGGAGTTGCATCGCTTTTGTCTAGCTTTAGGTCAAGAGCCGCCTGCAAATCCGTCTGCGCCGAAAGCGTGCCCGTAACCCCGCCCCAAACCGTAGAAGCCGTAACCGCCTGAAACGTGCCGTCGCCACGCAAGAACTTGAGCTGATCACCGACCGCCGGAGCCGGCACCAGACCTTTTGCCCCGGCAGTCGAGGCCGTGGCTCCCGCCAGAGTCGGAACGCCCGTTGTCGAGCCCGTACCGCCCTGCGCCACACTCAGCGGCGTGGTGAGCCCGGAGAGCGATGTGATATCGCTGTTCGCGCCTTTATTTGCCTTGTTGGCGATTGAAACAACGGCATCGCTGAGTTGCTTCTGCAGCTTGCCCAGGCCAGAAAGGACGGTATCTGCTGCTGTGAGAACTGCGTTCGTCGACGTGTCGAGCCCTGTAAGGAGCACGGCGCGCACGGTCGCTGCCAGGTCGCTGATGGTCGCCGCAAGCTGAGTGCCGGTATGGGTGGCGCGGTCGCGCAAAGCGGCATCCGTGGCGTTCTTGGTGGCGTCCGTGGCCACGCCCGCCAACTTGGTCTTCTCGGCCGATGTGAAGTCAGTTGACGACAGGCCTTTGCCCGGCACCTTGTCGACCTTGTTGTCCAGGCCAATCGCAGAGGACAGACCGGCAGAAGGGATATCACCACCCCCGTCCGGAGTAACGCCCGCAACTGTCTGGACAGTCCCGGCACCACCACCCGATGCGCTGATAACAGGGTGATCAGGATCGGTTCGATCAATAAGGATGTTTTCGCCTGCAACCAGCGTCCGTTCGGCAGCGTCAGCCGCAGCCTGAGCGGCGGAAGTTCGGGTATCGAGCTCGGCGAAGTTGTCGTTGATGACCTGACCGCCGGAGCGCAAATCTTGCCCGTTGCCGTCATCAGGCGCGCTGCCAAGATTCAGTAGGTCAATGCTCATGGGTGGAATGCCTGTTCGAAGGTGGCAGTCAGGGTGTAGGTGTCGCCGCCCATGGCCTTGGGCTGATACTCGGCGCAGCGGTAGAGCTGCTGGTCGCCAAGCGGATCGGTCCAGTAAAAGGGTGTCGCGCCCGCCTGACGATCGAGGAACGCCATGATTTCCTTGATGCGCGCCTTCTGGCCAGAGAACGTGAGGGGCCAGGACTGCGTGCGGTTGTTGATGCCGTCCGCAGCCTTCTGCTCATAGCCATCACCGAACTTGGCAGACTTCGTGCGAAAGTTGATGGTTGCCGCCGGGTCGCCATTCGGTGTCCAGGTGAAAGTTTCCGTAGCCATGTTTTCCTCCTGGCATAAAAAAGCCCCACCGAAATGGGGCTGCTATTTTATCGACCGTTGATTGCGGCCCAGATCTGGCCGCCGGGGCGAAGATCCTTTGCGATCTGCTCCTGGGCGCCCTGCTTGGCCGACTTCGCGTAGGCCTGGGCCACGGCCTGGCTATCCGCGTCACTCGCACCACCTTGTCCTTCAGGCACTGCAAAGCTTTGCTGGATCACCACCTGGTTGTTGCTTGAGCTTTGCCCGCCCCCCAGCGCTCGCACGCCCAGCGCGCCGCCTGCGGTTCGGGTCAAAGGCATGATTGCCTCGGGCCCTGCCTCACCCATCACCCCAGCCTGCCCGCCCGCCATACCGAACGCGGTGGGCTTGCTGACGATGGAGTTGGTGAACGCCCCACCATCTGCGAACATCTGCACACCGCCCGACCACATGCCGCCATTGGCCTGGTAGCTGGAGAAGTCCGTTCCAGAGGTGTAACCGGCCTGGGTAGAGCCCGCAGAGGCAGCGCCGCCGAAATACGACCCAGCAGCGGACGCCGCCATACCAAACAGCGAACTAAGCGCCGAGGATGCCGCCTGGCGGGCCGCAATCCGAGCCATGTCGGCAATGATCGACTTGGCGAAATCAGCGAACGACAGCTTTCCGGTTAACGCGAAGTTGACGATCGCGTCTTCCATCGAGCTGAAGGCGTTGGTGAACAGGCTTTTGGTCTGGCCGGCGACGTCACGTGCCGACTCCAGGTAGTTCTGCCAAGCGGATGACGCCCCGCTCGTCCAGTCGCCTTGGGCTGCCGACATATCGTCATAATTGCTGACGACCGTGTCGTGGAGCTTCTGCTGGGTTGCCTCGAGCGCCTTCAGCTTGTCGCTGTACTCATCGAGGCTCATGCCTCGAGAGCCATCGCCATACTGGTTCGCCAAATCCAGCTTTTTCTGGTTAATACGGTCGTCGATGCCATTCTGCTGGTTTGTCAGATCTCGCTGGCGGTCACCTTGGCCAAGTCCAGCTGCAGCTCGAATACCTTGCTCCCGCAGAGTATCGACCTGCTGTTGCAGCGCACTGGTGTAGGTCTTTACCGCCAGTTCTTGCTTCTTGAGTCTGCCCTCTTCGTTCTTGGCCAGCACGCTCAGTTCGGTATCGGCATCCTTTTGCGCCTTGACCATGGCCGCACGCGCATCTGCGATCTTCTGGTCCAGCTGGATACGCTGCGCAGCCGATGTGCCGGCCTTCCCTTTCGCGGCCTCAAGCGCTGCGATCTCGGCTTCATACGCCGCCGAAACCTCGTCCCGCTCGTTGCCAATCATGGCCTGGCGCTTCAGCAGGTAATCGGCCTGAGAGACCAGGCCAGCCTTCTGGGCGGCGTCCAGTTCCTTCTGGGCATTCTTGTACTCGGCCAGGATGCCGGTGAGCGTATTCTTGGAGTCGTTGAAAGCAGTCAGGTCGACTGAGCCAGCTGCAGCTTTGGAGTCTTTGAACTTGTCGTTGATGTTCGAGATGTTCTTTGCGACGACGTCCTTATCAAGGCGCTTATCGCTGGGATTCGCCTTGCGGATATCGTCTAACTGTTGCCGATACTCCTTCAGCGCTTCCGTACGCTTTTGCTCGTTCGTCCAAGCGGACTTGGCAAGGGCATCGACCTTAGTCATCGCCGCAACCGCGTCTTTCTGGATTTTTGCCTGTTCTCCTTCGAACTTGGCAATATCCGCTTCGGCTGCTTTTTGGTCCTCCAGCATATTGAGACGGTTGCTGTAGAACTCGATCATCTCCTTCTTGTTCTGGAAGGCCCCAACATCGCCCTTTTGAGCCCGCGCAAGGTCCAGACGGGCCTGATCAATGTCCGAACCGATATCGCGACGCCCAATATTCTTGAGGTTGTCCGCTGCCCGCGCGACTGCGTTGTAGCCCTTCTCCCAAAAGCTCAGGTTTTCGAGGATTCTCGGGGTGCGCTCGTTGATCGCATCGGCGTATTGCTCAGTGGCCAGCTTTACGGCGCCAGCGTGATCGCCTTGTTCCTCCAGGGCAGCAATCTGCGAATAAACAGACGCGGTCAGGTAATGGTATTGCTCGTTGAGCGCCGCGGACGCTTTCACCGGGTCATCCGCGATCTTCACAAATTCGGCAATCGTCTCGCCCACTGCTTTGCCGGTTGCTTCCTGCATCGACACAGCGGCCTGAGTAATGCTTTGAAAGCTCTCACCGGCAATCTTGCCATTGCCGGCCAAGGAAGCGAGCGCGTCGGCGGCGGCGCCAGTGGTGCCAATCAGTGAGCCAACTTGGCGTGCCATGTCCCCGAGCTGACCGGCACTCACTCCGGCAGCGCCACCAGTCAGAATCAGCGATTTGCTGTATTCGTCCTGTTCCTGAGTGCCCTTGTAATAGGAGACGCCAAGCGCAGCCACAGCGGCGGACACCAAAGCAATTGGTCCCAATGCTGCCAACAGGCTTGCAGCGGAGGCTCCGGCGCCGGCGCCAAGCTGTGCGACCGCACGAACCCCGCTCCCCCAATCTCCAGACGACAGGGCGTTACCCAGTTGAACAACGTTTTCCTGAGCCTGGCGGGAACCGAGTCGTAGCTTGTCGAATCCAGTTGCAGTTTTCTCCAGGGCTGCGCGGTCACCGCCAATTTTTGCAAGCGCTGCACTGTAGCGATTGGCATCAACCACACCGGCTTTGTGAGCGGCCTCCAGGGCCTTCTCCTGCGCCTCGAGCTTGGCGAGCTTTGCCGTTACTGGATCAATGCTGTTGACGGTGCGCTTCAGAGCCTCAATTTGGCGATTCTCAGCCTCGATCAGTCGTTGCTTCTGTGCCGCCTCTTTAACTTCCGCCTTTTCGATCTTGTCGTAGGCCTTGCCCAGTTGATCCTGGTAGCGGGTCCGCTCCTCAATCGTGACCAGGCCGCCCTTACGAGCGCGCTCCAGCAGCCCTTCGGCCTGAATCAGTTGCTGGATGCTGTCGAGGCTACCCGTCATCGCCTTGTCGAGCTGGCTGATCACAGCTATTTCGCTGGTGGCGCTTTCGGTAGCTTTCCGCCGGGCGCCGGCCTGCCGCTCCCGCGCGCCGGTGGACTTGTCGATCCCCTGAGCGGCCTCTGTTTCGGCCTGAACAATCTTCTTGCCAGTGCTGGCCAATCCATCTCCGGCCTTGCCCAGATCATCTACAGCCTTCTCCGCGCCCTCGGCTGCGACTATCAGCTTTCCCAGATCTTCGGCCGCTTTCACGGCTTCCGACGACTCAACTGCAATGCCAAGCGATGCGAAGTTGGTGCTCATTTGTTGTCTCTCTGTTCCGCCATCACCTGCAGGGCCTCAGCTTCCATGTGCCGGATATCGCTGAAGATGCTTTGCCGTTCGCTGGCGGGCACACCACACATTCGAATGACGCTCGGAAGGACGGCATAGTCCAGGCCAGTAGCGCCGCACGCGCCCACGCGCCACTGGGTGCTCATCGCCTCGAAGACGGTGAAGGCCGGCCAGTTATCTGGCCAGACCTCACAGTCCTGTCCGGAGAGATCGCCGACCAAGAAGCCAAAGGTCTTCAGCTCTTCAGCCGAGGGGCCTTGGGCGTAGAGGGCACGTGCGGCGCTTAGGAGTTTCCCAGGCGGGATTGGTTGAAGGCCTCGGAGTAGGCTGCCAACACAGCGCTGGGTACCGAGACAATGGAGCTGACGAGGATGCGGATATTCTCGTCGTTCAACTCTTCGTCAAACTCCCAGCCGACCACCACCGCCTTGACCTGATCCACCTGCAGATCGATCTGGGCGGCGGTAAACGACTTGAGGTCCATCTCCTCTACCTTCAAGCCGAGCGTCTTGTGGCGCTCCCCCCATTCGGCATACAGATCCGCAAGCGCGGTTCGGTCCAGGTATTTGAAATCGAACCCGACCTGCACCGGATCGCCGCCGACCTGAGGAACCATGACGGTGGCGTGAAAGGTCGGCTTTTGGATCAGTGTGAACTTGGCCATGGGTTAGATCACCGCGGTCAGGTAGCGAGTGGGCTCGGACTGCAACGCCAGGCTCACGGTGCGAGTGAGCAGGTTGTTACGGGAAACGGCCGGCTGCTTGGAGAACGAGGTGTATGCCCCGTAGAACAGCGTGTCGTTACCTGGAAGGTTCAAGCGAGCCGCTTCGACCTGCTTTCCGGCATCCGCCTTCATCAGCACACCGTTGAAAGGCTGTGCAGGGTCATCAGCGATAGTCAGCACCATGCTGGCCGCCGACTTGTCGGTGGGGATCTGCTTGCCCTGGTCGTTCTCGAGGAACACCACATCCAGGTAGTTCTGCTCGCCGCCGGAGAAGGCCAGGTCAGTTACCTGCGGGATCTGTACCCAGGTCAGCACCTTCTTAAGGGTGCCCGCGCCGTTGCCGGCCGGGAAGATCTGGGTATCGGTGGTGTCGATACCTTCCAAGGTGATGGCGGTCGCTGTCGCTGCCTTCACGCGCACGACCTTGTTATCCAACTTGCTCCAGCCGGAGGTGATCAGCACGATGTCACCGGCATCGAGATCAGCACCGACGACCGTGGCCACCGCCTCTGCTGCGTTGGAGATGGCGGTAAACGGCAGTGCAACCTCATAGGTGGCTGCGTGCTGGAAGGTGCCGCCGTTAGGAATTCGGTATCCCATTGGGTGTTTCCTCTCTTCAGAAATAACAAAACCCGCTCAATGGCGGGTCTGTGGGGTTGCCCGATGGGCGGAATCAGTTGGTGTCGGCGCGGTACTGGAACGACGCGGCGACTGTGTAGCTGCTGTCGTCCGGAATGCCTGGACCTGGTTCGACCGGGGTCATGGTCACCACTTCGAAGCTGGCTCGCTGTAGCCGCAGGTAAATCGGGTACAACGCAGCGAGCTCTTCAGCGATTGACTCAGCAGCGCCGGCGCCGGAACCCGAAGGCGACACGACGCTAACCTGGAACACGCCCGTGAACGCTCTGTGATCACCGCTGAGGGTGTTGCTATCGGTGCCGGCCGGGATAGCAAAGGCCCGTAAGTAGGTTTCACCGTCCGCAGGCGTGAACTCGACGTTCTCATAGGCAATTCGCAGCGGTTTAAGCCGTGCCGCAGCCCAATCTCTCAGGCGTTTCTCGTACAGCTGCCGGATGATCAAGTGGCTCATATTTGGTTGTTCCTGATGGCTTCGGCGACGATTTGCTGAAAGCGGGCCAGTGTCACTCGCACCATGCCGCCGGGCGCCTGCCTGGAGTGGCCGTACTCGAGCGGAATGCCGTACGGCAGGTTGTTCACAATGTAGGCAGTCTGCCCCGCCGTCAGTGACTGCACCTGCGCCCTAAGCACCGCGATGGTCACGCCGCCCGACGGATCAATCTCATCCAAGACGCCGTCGGCCGGGGTATCGATCGAGAACTGCCAGTTACCCCGGAAACGCCCGCCAACGTAATCCTTGCCCGCGACCAGACCGTTCACATTGAAGTTCTGGTCACGCTCGGCCTTGGTCAGGGGCTTGGCGTACTTCACGCCTCGGCGCAGCTTGCCCGACTTGGTGAAATTGCCTTCGTTCAGGTTGATCAGTGTGTTGCGGACCGCCACTTTGAAGTCGTAGTCATCAGCTGCGCGCGTGTTGACCTGCCGTTGAGCCACGTTTGCCGCCCAGATCTCCGGGTTGCCCACCGGTGACATGCGAATCACGCTGCTGCCGATCTCGATCACGATTTCGCGGATGGTGGCGTCTATACCTGCCTGGGCCTGCTCGGCGAACTGGCGGATGTTCTCGGCGAAGCTGCCGTTCATACCCGCGTACCGACTGCTCATGATCGGACCTGCAGCTCATACAGGATCGGCGTACCGGCGGGGTTGATCTCCTTCAGCGGGGGAATGATCATCCAGGTTCTCCCCTGGACCACCACTTTACTGAGCAGACTGGGAGCCGGGCCCAAGCCGGCGGCCGCGATCTTCAGTTTTTTGTCGCCGACCTTGATCAGCGAGTTGGTTTGAAATTCTTGCCCGGTGAAGTCCAGCAGGATGCCTTGGGCAGTTCGCTCAACCACAGAATCAGGCGGGGTCATACTGGTATCAGGATCGTACTCACCCTTGACGATGTCGCGGATGGTCACGGGCTGGCCGACCTCTGTGATCATCTCCAGAGCCATCAAGGCCATTTCGTCGTAGAAGGTCATGATGGCTCCAGAGTCAAAAAACCCAGCGCAATGGCTGGGTTTTAGTAAGGCAGTGATGATCAGCCGAAAGTCAGCGTAACCGTCGAGTTGGATGGATCCAAGGCGTTAAGAATGTCCACTCCAACTTCGGGTAGCAACATCCATTGAGGTTTTCCGAAAGTCTGCGGGTAGCCCATACCCCCATCTTCATGCCATCGACACGCAACGCTCAGATTAGGCTGGCCATCCCAAAATCCCGATGCGATTGCAAACTCACCATTATTGAAAATGATGCTCTGGACTTTGAATTTGTTTGTGCTATTCAACATGCTAATAACCTCTGTCGTTATCTGATTATCCCTTCGCTTTCAGCCACCTCAGTTGCGGCTCTACTTGCTCGGGGAGTAGCTACGATCCACCAAACGAAATGCTCTGTCAAACAACCAAGGGCTTCATGCCCGAACCGCAAACAAGCCTCGCTTTTGCAGGTAATCAGCAAACTGAGTAGCACTCGGCCGATCCGGCGCCGCCGGCAACAGCCTGGTGCTGGTGCTGGGGATAGCCGCGTATTGCCGCGTCACCGCGCCCTCAACACGATCTAGCAGCACCGCCCCCTTCCGTTTCTCTACCGGATCAATATCGTCCTGATGAATCTCAGCGGCCAAGGCCATCTGCCCGTACTGGATTCGCGCCGGCAGGTAGTTGTTTGGCTTGATCTCCTGGTCCAGCAGCACCTCCCGGCGCGGCCAGGACAGGCCTTGCTCACTGTTGGTCTTGCGCCCCTTCCAGGTCATGCCATCCATCGCCAAGGCCGCCCGGCGCAGCAACGCTTCCTGCTCAGGAACACCCGCAGGAATGACCGTGCCGAACTTCACGGCATACATGGCCAGGTCCTCGGCGCTTGCGTAGCTGTCGGCGTCAGGCTTGCCGGTGCCGTCCTCGATGATGAGCATGTGTCAGTCCTGTGCTTTGAGCAGTTTCAGCAGGGTTGGCTGATCAGCCTTGTCGTCGAAGGTTACTGACTTTTCTGTCAGGGCGGCCTTCACTTGGTCGAGATCGAACTTGTCTCGAGGATCAGCGGCAGCTTTTCCCGACTCGCGATACTCAGCCTTGAGCTTTGCCTTGGGCGGCTTCTCGGCTTCATTGTCGCGGTTTTCGGTCATGTTCGCATCGATGATGCGCAGGCCAGCCTTCTTCGCGAGAGCCTTTACGTCGTCTTCATAGCGGTGGAAAGGGCCCGGGAGATACCAGACGTTTTTATCAGTCATCGTTGTCACTCCGCTGGGCCAGGGCTCAACACCCCGGCGCAGTCATTGAATGGTTACTTGGAGGCGTCGCCGATCAGAGCAACACCAGCGGTGTGCTTGATACTGGTGGCGGTCTTGTCCCAGTTGGTACCGGTCGCCAGCTCGGCGTCCGTTGGAGACTTGCCGCCAGTGGTGGTGTCCCAGGTGTAGCCCTTCATGCCCAGGCCGAAGGTGTAGTCGGTTTGAAGCGTAGTTTCGATACGCTCCTTGCCGTTGGTGGTCTGGACGTTGCTGATGATGTCGCGGCCGTCGTGAACCAGCGCAGCGCCTTGCACCAAGGACAGGATGATTTCCTTGTTCGGGGTGCCGGCCTGCATCAGAGCCGGGGCATCCGTCACAACGGAGATCTTTCCGAGGATGTCCACCACGCGGACGTTGCCCGCCTGGAACAGCTGCTGCTGGTTCGCCAGGTTCTGACCCACCAACTTGTGGTAGCTGGTGCCCTGCATCACCTGGGTGACCAGGTTCTGGCTTGCGTCGCCGAACTTCGCGTGAGCGTTGTTCAGGCCAGCGTAGGTGATGCCGGCGGTAGCCGACACATCGTTGACCGCGGCGGCCTGGGCGGTGATTGCTGCAACCAGAGCGGCGATCGCGGTGTTCAACTGGTCCTTCAACAGGATTTCAGCGAACGCGCGGCTGGCGACTTCGATACCTTGCGCGGTTGGACGCTCCAGCCAGGTCATCTGCGACGGCTCGTAGCGGATCGGGCCGAAGCCACCGGCGACTTTCACCGAAGTGTTCTTCAGCTCGGTCAGGTCGGTGGCAGCAACGGCGGCGTTCGAGCTGTAACGATCCACGCGGCGCTGGGCGGCGGCCAGAGTCTGGAAGAACGACTCCTGAAGGAAGTCACCAGTGAAGCCGTCCGGAGAGAGCACGATTGCGCCACGGCTTGCGGCGTTGAAAGCGGCGAGATACTGATCCAGCGTCTCGAGAGTCGCTGGCATGATGTATTCGTTGAAAACCTGCATTTGCGACAGGGACATGAGTCAAATCCTTAATTGAGAGGGAGATCTGGGAACTTGCCGGCGATTGCGGCAGTGCGTTCCTCTTTGGTGCCGCCGATTTTTCCTTTTGCGGCCCCGCCGCCACCTCCAGCACCAGCAGCCCCGCCGCCAGATGCCTTACTACCCGCGATCAACGGCGCGAAGGCCGTGTCGTTTGCGAATTCTGCTTTCAGCTCGTCCAGCGTTGCCGCCGAGAGCTTGCCCTGCTGGTCGAGGACGACCACAACAGGCTTCCCGTCGCGCTGCTCGACGCTCAGGCGGCGTTCAATGTGCGGCAACAGGGCTTTGGCGCTACCTGGGATTGCCAGGGCAGACGCGATATCAGTGGCGGTACGGCCAACGGTCAGATCCCGGATCTGCCCACTCAGCGCCCCACGCTCCTGTTCCAGCTGACCGCTCAGCTCAGCTTCACGGCGCGCGTACTTTTCGGACCAGGACTTTTCGAGCTCGTCGACGTTGCCCGATTTACGTGCGAGTTCTTCTCGCTCAAGACGAGCTGCTTCTTCAGCTTCGCGCGCCTTCTTTTCGGCAGCTTTCTTCTCGCCAAGCAGCTCATCAACTTTGGCCTTCAGGCCGGTGACATCTTCTTGCTGAGGCAGACCTTCTATGCCGAGTACGAACTTGCCGTCCTTCTCGGTGTAAAGAGCGCGCACGGCTTCATCTACCCCTTCCAGGGTATCCAGTTGGAATTTCAGCATTGGTTGTCTCCCAGAGACGTAGGTGCAGGCCCTGCCTGCGGGCATAAAAAAACCCGCTGATGGCGGGCTTTGTGAAACGAAGAAGGCTTCAGATGAAATGCATGCGCACTAAATTAAAATGCCGCTCACAGTAAGGCGGAGGCTCAAGGTCAGTCTCGATAAATTCAATAACACTAAAAATCGAAACCTCTTTAAGAACAGGCCAAATATCATGGCTCTCTAAAAACTCAACCAGATCAATGATTTTTTGCTTGCTTGCGGCGCTCATCACCCAACCCATGATGAAACCACTAGACTGATATCGAGCTGAAAGTCTCAGCGACTTATAAGAAGCAATTAAATTAAGATCATTTAGAACAACGGACTTGTTTATCCAGCCTTTCGACTCCGAAAAATTCAGCGTCTTAACGAGTTCATCATAAAGTTTCGTTCGCCGCCCCTCGTCATCATAGTAACAAAGGTAATTTATCAACAACCTATTCAACTCGATGCGATTGCTTCCGCCCGGCATTTTACTGAACATTGGCATCCATTCCTAAAGTTACGACTGAGCACTTTACATCAAGGCTTAACGAATGCCAGCCCGCTCGAACGCCAGGGGCTCAAGAACCTTCATCTGCACAAGGGTCAGAGGTGCAAAGTTGCGATCAAGCTGCAGCTCGGAGAATCGTTCGATGCTCAGGCCGCCATCCCGCAACAACTTGGCGCGTTTCGGGCCTATAGCCTTGTCCTGGAACGCCGCCGGTTGCCGTACAAGCCAGTCGTAGTAGCTGAGGTCTGCCCTCACCTGCTGCGGGCCAGCATCGCCGACGGAAGCCCTCGTAGCGCCCTCGGCGAACAGCGTGCTAAATCGGGTCACCGCCACCACCGTCGAGCGACAGTTGATGTGGATCGGCGGCCTCGGCCCCTCAGTCAGCTTGAACCGGCGCTTATCGAGCGTCCGGCACTGGCTAGTCGTCTTCGTGTCCAGGGTGCTAACCCACTCGACTGCCTGCACGACATCAGAGTTCTCCTTGAGCGTCTCCATACGCGCCTGGGTGGCGACGTGCTGCACGGCCGTCCGCACGACGGCTCCGGCGTTGCGGTTGGTCGTGGCCAGGATGCCGTCTTTGTAGTTGAGCGCTTTGGTGCCGCGGATGTTCTTGATGATCTGGAAGTTGGTCTGGCCTTCGAAGAAACCCTGCCGGATCGCGCCTGTGAGGCGTTGTCGCTCGGTAGCAGTAAAGCCATCGATGAACGACTTGAGCAGCTTCCCGCCATCAGCGCCGCGTACGCTGAGCGGATTGGTGAGGATGGCCGTCCTTATTGCGGCAGCACCTGGCACCGCGGCATCGAACGACACGCCAACCGGTGCCGCCCGGGTCAGGCAGGTCGCTTCAAACTCGGCCTCGTAATTGGCGATGTCCACCAGGTCGAGGTTCAACTTCTCGCTGTATCGGTCGAAGATGCCCAGCAACAGGCTGTCAACCTGGCTCAGCAGCCGTTCCAGGCGTGCGACGGTGTAATCCGTAAGGTCCGCCCGTGTCAGCCGCTCACGAATCGAGCGGTCGATCTCCTTGAGTAAAGGCGCAAATTTCTCCACCTCCCCCGACTTCAGCTGCTCCAGGAAGACGGCATGACGGATGGTGGCGTCAAGGATTGCTTGGTTTGCCGCCATTCGGAATTACCTCGGTGTCGTCCAGGGCTGGCCCGGTGCTTTGTGCCTCCAGTTCATCCCGGATTTCGTCGTCCGTCTTCTCGGGGTCTATCACGCCGCGGTCGCGTAGGTATTGCCAGAAGTCGCCCTCGGGAAGTTTGCCGCCCTGTACTGCGTTGAACAGTGCCGCCAGGATCGTCGCGTCCAGGGTGATCTGGCTGAAGTCTTGGTTGAGCTTGTAGATCGCTTCTCCCGGGGCGTTGACGAACTCGGCCATCCACACCAGGCACTGGCTGTACGCCTCGCTGACGTTGCTCACCATCAAGGAGAGAACGCTGTGTTCGGCAGCGCTGTCGTTGTCGGCCTGGGTTGCGGTCTTCACTGCACTGCCGCGCTCAATGAGTCGGGCGCCGAGAGAAACCATGTCCTGTTTCTTGGCGTCCATGGCTTCTTTAACAAGCGTATTCGGCTCAGGCTGAGCAAAGCCGCACGCCCCGCTCACTGGAAGCGTCAACGGCGCCCTGGAGCCGACATAGATGCCATTGGCCTCAAGGTGGTCTCGCCAAGCCTCGTCCAGGCCGGAAATCCAGAACTGTGGCTGCCCCGAGAACCAGACCGAGTCTTCATAGTCCGCACTGTTGCAGTAATGGCCGATGTTCAGCACGGCCATGTCGTACAGAGGCGAGTCGTCGATGCTGGTGTCGTTGTTCTCGCTGCCGAGAAACTGAAAGGGGATAACGCGCCAAGGCTGGCCGGCGCCGTTCAGTGGTGTGAACGGCGGGATGATCATCGCCGTTTCACTTGAGCTCTCCTGCCAAACTTCCTGGGTATAGACACCAGCCTCATCCAGGCGCAACACACGATACCGAACGACCTTTTCGCTACCAAAGCCATCATCAGTGTCTATGTCAGCTTCTTCACGCAACACGACCAAGCTCAGCAAGTGCTGACCGCCGACCCTGCGAGTCTTCCAGTTCCTGATGGATTCGGCCGGATAGCTCGCCACATTTGCGCGCGCTCGCCCCGCCTTTTCATCAGCCTTGCTCACCGTGCCAGCCTGAACAGCTGCGTAGTCCACCAGCAATCCGTGCCGGCCAACTTCAAGCAAATGCCCTATGACCGATTGTGATTGCTGGTAGACGCTCACGCCCTGCCCGTCGATATCCGTGGCGACGTAATCGAGCGCACCTGGAACAGTCAGCGTTGGCCAGGTGCGGAAAACTGCGCCTACCAAGCTGTGCTTCGTGCGCCCTGTGGCGTTATAGAACACGGCACGCTGCTTGTAGGACTTGTACCGATCTTGGTTCTCTTTGCTCGTGTCGTGCTCGTTGGGCTTCGGCAAGTACACATCGCCTCGCCCCTTTACCGTCTCGGATCCCTTGCACACGTCGCGCACCAGCCGCCAACGGGACTGCGCCGCGTCGTATTCCGGGCGGGTGTATGTGACGTCTGCCATTAGCGTGCGAATCCCATTTTGATTGATTTGACCGGCTTCCTGGCGCTCTTGGCGACAGCGAAGTAACGGAATCCGTCGGAGCCGTGAGAGGTCCAATCGTGAAGCGGCTTGTCTTTCCAACAGCCGCGCTTGTCGTCCCATTCCTTGCGGTAGTTCTCAAGGCAGGACACGCCCTGCTCGCACTTCGAGTCATCAAAGGCGCACTTAGGCAGGATCTCCCGAACCTGCTCAATGCCATCATTGACGCCGAGCTTTGGAACGACTTGGAAGGTCATGCAGTACTTTTGCCCATCGATGTCGTAGCCCTCACGGGCCAGCTCTCGGCGGGTCTTGGCATCGCTGCCGAACTCTCGGTTGTCGATGTCGTGCGGCCCCCAGTGTTCGGAATAGGTGTAACCCTTGTCCTTGAGCACCTTCATGTAGTGCCGCAGACCCTCGCCTGAGTTTTCGTAGTAGTCGATGACGTGAAACTCTTCGCCGACCTGGCGTACGAACCAGATGGCCGTGGAGTCGCCGACACCGATATCCCAGAAGGTCATCACTGGAAGGTGGCTATTGTCGGGAATCACCCCGATCCGCTGCTGGGCGTAAAGCTTGGTCAACTGCTGCGCGTAGTAAGCGCCCTCGACCGACTGCTGGAAGGCTTCGGCAGGAATGGACGGGTATTCCCGCTTCATGTCGTCGCCGAGCGTCTTCTCCTTGGCTGCGTACCAGGCGCGCTGGCCGTCGTTCGTGACGATCCCGTGCTTGGCGCGCAGCTCGTTGAAGTAATCGGTCAAGCGCTGCGGGATGACCACGTCAGTCGCGTCAAGGCTGTAGGCCTTGTTGTTCCACCAGCTGAAGAAAAAGAACTTCCAGTCGAGCAGGCCAAGCGGTACACCGGAAAGCTGCTGCCTCTCCGCCGATTGGCTGTAATCGAAGAAATACCCGGCCCGGCCCTCTGCCGTTGACTCGATGGTGACGAAGCACTCAACGGCCACCGCCTCGAAAGCACCGGTGACGATCTCCCGAGCCTTGTGCGGGAACTTTGCGCAGATCTTTCCGAACTCGGATACGTGCAGGTAGCGCAGCGTGCCGCCCCGGAACGAGGTGGAGACGTACAACGACCCGCCCTTACTGAACACCAGCTCGCCCGCGGCATCGTTGCGCGCAGGGTTGGCGGCGCGAATCTCTTTCGGCAGGTTGTCGTAAGCATATTTCACCTTTTCCCGGAACAGGCGCTTGGCGTCGTTCAGGGTGTGGGCGATCAACGCGCACTTGGCGGCCTCAAACAGCGCGGCGTCCAGCTGGACGATGCAGACCAGCGTGGTGAAGCCCAGCTGACGCGCTTTGAGGATGATGTTGCGGGTGTGCATCCCCTGGAAGTAATCGATCTGCTCCTGCGTCATGCGGAAGCGAACCTTCTTGCCCTGCTTGTCGGTGATGAAGTAGAGGTTATTCAGTCGCCAGAATCGATCCCGGAGCAGCTTCATGTGCTCGGGCTTCATATCAGGCGTCCTGTGTTAGTTCATCCATCATCTTCGAGATCTCATCGGCGTCGTCCGTTTTCTCCTTCTCGTCCAGGCTGAATGCCTGACGCTCCAGGACTTGCAGGTTCTTCATTGCAGAGGAAAGCTGGAACAAGGTTTTGGAATTGCTGGGTAGCGCGACAGCAGCAAGCATCGAAGCCCGGCGCATGCCGTTGTTGTCCTCGCTTGTCTCGTCGATGATCGCATCTTCGATCTCTTCGCGACGCTGGATGGTATTGAGCAGGTCATCCATCAGCAAGTTCGCAAGGTTCGAGGCCTTACGAATGTCTCGGCGATGGCTGCGAACCACCCGAGCGCCTTCCTCTGCGGCCTCTTCGATGATCTCTGCGTCAAGTTCGCAGTTCGCGCCTTGGTCGTTGCGAACCTCTCCGCGAACCAGCTTGCTGCGAACCTCTTTGCGCACCTGGTCAGAAAGGTCTCTAGCCCAGCCCAGGACCTTGGCCTTCTTTCTGATTGCGGTATCACTCACGCCTTGGCGCTCAGCAATGGTTCTGATGGAAAGCGCCCCGGCCCGGTAGGCGCGTTCGATTGCCTCCCAGTCGGGCTGCTTGGCTGTCATAGGTTCACTCTGATGCTTGAAATGATGGCTGGATGCCGGTATTGATGAGGATTAGTGAACTCCCGGAGATCTAATATGGAAGTCAGATTCAAAGTGATAGACACCAACGTTATCGACGAACAAGGTAGGCCAACGGGACAGAAGAAATACCGAATCTTCGATAAAGAGGATCCAAGCGATCTCAGCAAAAACGGAGTGTTTTCAGACAAACCAGAGGCTGATTCGGTTTGTGCGAAGCTGAATGCCGAAAACGCCCGATGATGGAATGTACCGCCCTCATCTGCGGCACACCTACCCCGCGCCGCCATCCAACAGCACATCAATCAGCTTCTGCTCACCCAGGCGCATGGCGCCCAAGCACTGCAAGTCATCGCATTTAGGCCCCAGCCCGAACACCGTGACCTCTCCCTTCGCGCCGATAAGCGTCAAGGCACCTACAGTGCATTCTGGATGCTCACCTGCATCAAGGTCGTCGGCGATCTTGCGCAGGGTCTTGGCGGCATCGCGCCAGTCCTCCCGCTTGAACTCCAGAACTTTGATAGTCATGCGACCCCTCACACTTGCGCGCCACGATTTGGCACATTCGAAAACGTGGCGTGGATCACTGCGATACCCGGTTGAGGGCCTCGTCCGCTTTGTCGGCAGCCTGAGCCGCGGTCGTTGCAGCTTTCGTCGCCTTGTCGGCGGCGGTACCGGTCTGGCGGGTCAGCTCTTCCAGGCGCTTGTCACGCTCGCCCATTGCGGTGTCGTAGGCCTTGCGGATGTCGGTCACCTGGTTGCTCTGGCTCTCGGCGAGAGACCAGTAGGCGGCCTGGTAACCGAGAACAGCACCACCACCGACCAGCACGACAGCAATCGCCCAGACCTCGGCCCGGCGCCACCAGCGGCGCGCGATAAATTCCAATGCACATCTGTCCATCAGGCGATTCCTCCCAGCTTGGTGCGCAGGCGAGTGATCTCATCGCTCTGCTGCGTCACGCGGTCAGTGAGCTGGGCGACCTGGCTGGTCAGAGCCTCGATCTTGCCTTCCATGCGCCCTACTGCAGCGGCCAGATCATTCCGCTCTTTCGCAAATTGATCGGCGCGGGCCTCGGCCTCTTTGCGCGCGGCGCGCTCCTGGTTCAGCAACTCGTTCAGGCGCTTCAGCGTGCCGATATCGGCGCTGTCCATTGCCCGGTCGGTTGCGTCCTTGGAGAGGAACCGGCGCAGCCATAACAGGCCGCCCAGCACTACGGTGGCGCTACCGCCCAGCCAGGTAGCTGTGCCTGGGCCAAGGTCAGTAGGATCCATGAGTTATCCCTATGTGCAGGTCACAGCGCGCCAGCGCGGCACACCAAAATTGAGGCTGAAATAGCGCTGCTTATTGTAAGAGGAGATTGTTGAGAGTTTGCCTAGTAATATCCGTATTACACAGCCTATCGAGGCAGACAGAATTCAAGAAGCTGACGAAAAATGATCTTCGACGTGCCCTCAGTGCCGACAGGATTGAATTGCTTTAAAGCGTCACGGCAGCCTGAACGCCGGGCGCAAACTGACTTGGAGCTGCATTGTGCTTGACACCATTCACATCATTGATGAGTACCTAGTAAAACCTAAACAGAAGCAAGACGACTCAGCTCAGAACTTCACTATGGTTGGCCGCAACCCAGTCGGAAATCCGCTAGGGTCGTTTGCTGTCGCTCTTACTCAGGACATCCTCTGGCCCCTCCCCAACTCAATTGTCCAGGCTGCTATATCTAGCATCCCAACGTTGGGTAGCCTCCTAAGCGCTGACGAAGGAGAGGACAAGACTGCACGAGCACAGAAAGAAATGTTGCTCGCTGCATTTGTGGAACGAGCGACTTTTTCGCCGACGCAAGCGAAAGCGGCTGGATATCGGTTCCAACCTGGGCACCCAATGGCGGGAAAATCGTATAGACGCCATCCCCTCGCAGACTTTTCTATCACTGAAACAGAAAATTTATACATCCCGAGCGAGAGCTATGACGCACATGTCTTGGAAGAGAGAGAGTCAGAGCTGATTAGGCTTTTGGTTTCACTTGGCGCGATCCGAATCAGCATTACGAAGATTACTACGGCCAGCAACGGGGACAGGCTTGAAACAAGCGGCTCCGTAGATGCAGGCCCAATTATTACGGCGAAAGCAGGCTACAAGGACAATACCCAACTTGCAGCCGCGACTACGGACACAAGAGTATTCAATCTCAACGGATGTCCTTGGAGCGCCTCAACACAAGTAGATCGCAGCAGCTTCTTTTGGCTCGCATTTGAGCCCTCTTGGAAAGCGGTTCTGTTTGCCAGGGAGCACGGTGGATGCACCGAGGCTTCCCTGGAGCTGAAGGAAAACACTTCTTTCTCAGAAGACAGAAACATCGAATTCGCGATCAAGGCAAAAAAAGATGGGGGGCGGGGCATCGGTAGGTTGGGGTGAAAACGCTAACGAGGAGCGCACGCATCTTATCCACGTGCAATTCAGCGGGCTCCCGCCAGACATCCGCTGACCTCCATCCTCAGAAGGATGCATTTCGCATTTGCGTGCACAAAAAAAGCCCAGCTTTGGCTGGGCTTTGAAGTGATCGTGCGCTGGAGGTAAGTTGCGCAGTGTGGGAAAAGTACATCAAATCCCCCACCACAGCAACAACTTTATGCCGCATCCTCTGAGTTTTCCGCGTGTATCACCTGCCACACCGGCTCTTGCGCCTGAATATCCACTTCCTCGATAGCTTTTCGCAGGAAATTCCAAATATCGAGCCAGTCGCGGTCCCAGTGCTTGGGCTCGATGGTGATCCCATACAACTTCATCATGGCGTCAGACACTCGAGCTGGGCCCCATGGGTCACCGCCGCTCACCTCTACCTTGTAGGACTGCAAGGCGCATGTGATCAGGCAATGAACCTTCACCGCCTTGGCGTCGGTGAGCGCGCTAAAGTCCGTATCCGACCAGATCAGCTTTTCGGCGTTGAGCATGTGCACGACGGTCATGCACGGGTGATAGAGGTAGTGCCCCAACTGCTGCACCTGGAACGGCAGCGACTCGATTGCCTTCTGCACCTTCCCCATGGTGAGAAGGTGAGCTGCACGATCGGTGGAGCGTCCAATCGGTGCGCGTCGCGTTTCGGCAATGCTGATCTTCTGGCGCGCAGCCATGATGCGCTCTTCCTTGTCCTCGCCCTGGGCAGCGAAGATGATCTCGCGCAGTGCTGCCTTTTCCGTCCTTACTACGGTTGCGGACTTGGCCCGATCAGCCGCCGCGGCACTGATTGAGGCGTTCGATTCGTGCTGCGCATCAGTCCACGCTTGACGTGCGTTGATCAGTTTCATGCTGCCTGCCCCTTCTTCAGTTCTTTGGTCTTTGCCCGGTAGTCGGCCTTGATGGCCTTGATCTCTTCCACGGTGTACTTGCAGGCCGGATGCAGCCCTTCCAGCCAGGCAACCCTCTCGGCGCCGATGCGCTGCACCAGGCGAATTCGGTATTCCACGGCGTTGCCGGACAGATTCCGATTGCACTTCACGCACTGCCGGTGGATGTTCAGCGGTTCAAAGCGCAGCTCCGGGCAGGCGCCGACGGAGCGGTAATGCCCGGCGTCCCACCGGCTGCCGGTCATGAGGTCGTTGTCGTTCGGCGTCGAGTCACAGCTGATGCACGGCAGGTGCACGTCACGCAGGCGAACGTACTCGTTCACGGCGGCCTGGGCCTCACGCAAGTGATCCGCCCTGCTCTTCAGCTTCTCCTTGCGTACCCGGATCTCAGATCGCTCGACATGGCCCAGCGACTTGCGCGCCTTCGCCTCGTTCACGTCCTTGATGGCAAGGCCGCACTTGGGGCTGCATACCTTCTGCCCGAGGCGCTGAGGCACGAATGATTCCGTGCAATCTGGGTTTTTGCAGGGTTTCGGGCGGGGTTGTTTGGCTGAGAGGCTCATGCGCTCATCTCCTCAACCTGACGACGCAGCACTTCAATCTCGGCCTTCATTGCTGCAGCCTCTCCCTGCGCTACGAGCATTCGACCTCTTGCAGTTCGGCGCGCAGCTCGGTTCATCCATGGTGAAACGTAAGCCTCGTACGCACGGCAGCGGGCCTCATCTATTTCCCGTTGCCGCGTGAACTCTGGGCTTTCCTTGAATGGGCTCATGCAGCCTCCTGGCTAAGCAGGTCAGAGAAGTACACGCCCTGCGGTTCGAAGCGAGCGACGATGCGGTCGGTGTAAGCGATGCCCTGGGCGCGATTGAAAAGGCTGGTCACCGGGAAGCCGTCCGGCCCGAACAGGTGGCACTCGCCCATCATGTCCAGCTTCGTTTCGTACGGGAGGTGACGCATCACCCGGTACCACTCGGCCTGGAAACCGGCATCCTCGTTCAGCAGGATCTGCACGCCGATGTGCAGCTTGCAGTACTGGCGGGCGTCGGCGGCGTCACCGATCTGGGTCATCTCGGCGATACGCTTGTACATCGCGAACCACAGGCGGTTCTGGTCAAGCGTGCGATCCTTGCCCGGGCGAAGGCTCACCACCACAAAGTGCTTGTCCTCGAACATCTTGGACATGCGGGTGATAGCCTCGGTAAGCATGGAGCGGCAGTTGACGCTGATTCGGTCAGCCATCACTTGCCATCCCGCAACAGCTTGAAAACTTCTGCGGCCGCATCGCGACGGTCAGGCTCGACCACTCCACGACCACCGCAAAGACCGCACCAGCGGCGCTCGATGTCATAACCGCGGCATTTTGGGCAAGGGCGAACTGGAGTCATGACCGCTCCCCCTTGCCCAAGGCGGAGGCCTCTTCTTCCCAAGGGAAAGGACTGTGCGACTCGAAGTCAGTCTCCCAATGAGCGGGCTCAGTCATGCCCACGTTGTCGTGATAAGCCTGGCAGTGGCCGCACCTGAAAACGTAAAGGCCCGGCCCCTTATCGAAATAGTCCTCCCGATATTCAAGGATCTCCGCCTGGATCAAGGCCAGCTGCTCGACGGTGATTTGGCCGCTTATAGCGCTGATGAATGGATCGTCGCCTTCGCTGTTGAAGACCTCGATCCAGACCGATTCTTCACCATTGCGCCATGCGTTGGCGTCGTACTGGCTCTGCTCAATGTCGTCGCGCAACGCCTCGCTCTCAGCCTTGAGCCGGTCCCGGTCGGCACGAAGCACCAGATAGCTCTGCTCTTGCTGCTTGAGCGCGTAAGTCAGCTGGGCGTTATCGGAACGCAGGTTTTGCAGATCCTTGCGCGCCGCATCGTTCTCGGCCTTGAGCGCTTCAACCTCTTGCCACAACCGGTCAGCAAGTGGATCGAACCAGCCAGCCATTTTTTTCAAGCTGCGCATGTGTGCGGCAAGCTCGGCGGATGTTTGTTCCCGGACGTAGGTCATAGCTCTTGCTCCAGCGACTCACCACCATCGCCCGGCGCAGATCCAGCCTTCGCCAGCGCAATGACCTTCTCGGCCTGCTCCAGCAACTCTGGGTACTGATCATTCCAATTCTGCTTGTAGGCCTTGGCCATCATGGCTTCGAGGGTCTTCAGCAGTTCTGGAGCGGTGCGCATGAGGTAAGCATTCGCCCAGCTCTCGTCGCCGATCACAAACTTGATGCCGTTGTGATCCATGGCGCCAATGGTGGCGATCTCAAGAGGCTCTCCATCTCGCAGGACGCAGACGCAATAGTCCTGGCGGTCTACCAGCCATTCTTCTTTGGTGTGATTGCTCATGTCCGCTTCTCCGCTGCTTCTGCGATCAATGCCATGCGCTCCAACTTGCGCGCCTGGAGCCACGCCTCAGACGTGCGATCTTTCTCGCTGCCCTTGTCGACCCACTCCCACACAGGACGGCCGTTGCTGACCATGTAAGCCCGGTACATCTGGCTGTACTGCTGCTGGCGGATTTGCTGGACACCACGGCCTTTCAGGAAGCGTTCGTCGCCGGCCTGCGGTTTTGCCTTGGCCTGTGCGGTGCTGTATCGAATGCTGGTAACTGCCATGTCAAAAACCCTCCTTGCCACGCTGAGATTCCCACTCGAACGGAACGACGATCAAACCGCCCTCCCGCAACCGGTCGACACAGCGGTCGCCCATGGCCCGCCCCAGTTCGCCGGCGCCCAGGTTGGAAATAATCACCGTCGGAGCTTCACGCTCGTACCGGCCATTGATGATCGCGAACAGGGTGGTCAGCTCGAAGTCGCTCGGCTGCTCCTTGCTCACGCCGATCTCGTCCAGCACCAGCAGGTCGGGATTGATCAGGCTGGACAGGATGTCCGACTCGGACAGTTCGCTCTTGCGGTCAAAGGTTGCCTTGATGGCCTGCAGGACTGCCCCGACGGTTCGGTACACGGCCGTAAGTGGCGTTTTGTGCAGCAGTTCATTGGCCATGGCTACGCCGAGGTGCGTCTTTCCGGTTCCGGGCTTTCCGATCAGAACCATGCAGCGCCCTACTTCGCGGATCTGGTCGAACGTGGCGACGTAGTGGCGGCAGAACTTCAGCGCCCGGCGCTGCTCGTCATGCTCGGCTTGGTAGTTATCCAGTGTGCGGCTCAGGAAGCGCTTCGGGATCAGCGCGTCACCCAACTTCCGGGCCAGGGACAGGCGCAGCTCGTATGCCTTCTCGGCTTTGGCGCTTTCCTCACGCTCAATGGCAATAGCGCGAAGGCACTCAGGGCATCCGCCCTTCAGCTCCCGCCCGAGGATCACGGTAACCTTCTGGTCGAATTTGCCGTGCTTCTCGCAATCGGCCGGCTGGGTGCGGATTGGCAGCACACCATCCGGAACTGACACCGCTTTCTCAGAGCGCATAGGTGCCGTCCTCCCGCTGGATCAAGCCTGCGGTGTAGTCGCGCTCAGCGAAGCCCGTGTGGCGAGATGGGGTCTCACGCTTCACGAACGGGCGGACGTTGCTGGCCCTGTTCTTGTCGTCCTTGACCCACTTCACCAACAGGGAAACCCATTTGGATTGGGTTTGCAGCAGGCCGGTTGTTTCGTGGTGAGCGGTAAACGGGGCCACGGCCTCCTTGGTGAACAGGTCAGTCGAGACGCCGAAGTGGATGCAGTAGGTCTTCAGCAGACTGGCGTCAGGCATCCAATCCAGGGTCATCTCGACAGGGGCCTTTGGGTCAACAGGTGGTTCGCCCTCTTCCGGGGGAAGGTCTTCGAGATCATCGAAGCCTTCGAAGCTTGAGCCCGGGACTTCTTCGCCCGCGTTATGAGAGTGGTGTTGATCCCTTCCATTCCCTTCTACATCTACATCCCTTCCGGGGTCGAGGTCTCGAGGATAATTCGACGACTCCTCGACGACTTCTCCGCTACCGCTCGACGACTGCTCGACGACTTCTTCCTGATTGATCGACTTATCGTCGCTGTAAGGCTCTTCGTCCTCGACGATCAGTTGCGGAGGCTTGGGGTACTTGAAGGTGCGCTTTTCGATCTTCTGGTGCTTCCAGCCGTTAACGTGGAGGTACTGCTTTCCGGATACGGAATAGCTGCGGGTCAGACCAGAGCCTTCAAGCTCGCCCAGCAATTCGCTGACCGCCTCGGTAGTGATGTCGTCGCCTGGGAATACCAGAGCCTTAATAGTGCGCGGGGCCAGCGGGTGGTTGCCGCCGTCATCGCAGAAATTCCAGAGCCCAATGAACAGCAGTCGAGCGAGCGGACGGCTTTCCATCACCTGCTCGCTCGACCAGAATTCTGGTTTGATGGTGCGAATGCGGGCCATTACTTGGCTCCTTTGCCGACAAGGCCGGACAATTCAAGGAAACGATCCACGTACCAGTGAGGCTGCGTCTCGCGGGGGCATTGAGGGCTGGTGAGGTTCTTGCCGTAGGCCATGCCCTTCTCGGTCACGGACCAGAAATCGACCATTTCCTGCTTGGAGTTTTTGCGCTGGAGGACCTTGAGGAAGCCGTGGGCCTCAAGTGCAAGGTTGAAGGCGCGGGCGGTGCTGGCGATGGCGTGATCTTTGATCAGGGCGGTAATTGCCTTGGTCGGCATCGAAGACCCGCCGGCAGCGTCAGAGGCGGCGTCCACTGCATAGCCTGGGAGGAATTTGGCATCCAGGCCGTTGTTGGCGGCGATCTGCGCAAGCATCATCATTTTGCTGGAGGGCGCCGGCTTCAGCAGGCGATCGAAGCATTCCAGAATGGCGAGTTCGCCAATGACCTTGGAGTTGTTCGTCTCCTGGCCGGTGTAAGAGCCGGTCTTTCGAATGGTCGGCAGGACCTGGCCAACCACCCACTCTTCGAACTGCTCAGCAGCCGGAAGCTTGGACTTCATCACCAGCCGGTAGAGATCGCGTTCAGGGATGATTTGCACTGCGCGGACCTGACCTCCCATTTCGGTATTGCAGGTACTGACCGCTTTGCAGTGGACATTGATCGCCTTCGATGTGTTGGAGTAGCCCAGGGCTTCGGCGATGTCCTTGGCGATGAACCATGGCTCCCCGTGACCGTCGTCAATTACGCGGACGGGAAAGCCGTGGAAGTCGAAAGGTGTCACTGGTTTAATCCGCGCCACGTTTTCAGATTGCGAAAAACGTGGCGCGAGATTGTTGGGGGTATTGCCTTGAGTTATCTGTTGCATTAGAGTTGCCTCAAGTGATGTAGCAATGAACCGGGCCGTGAACCCGGTTTTTTTGTGCCTGAGATTCAGGCGTTATAGGTGTCCGGCGCATCCGTGGTAATTTCGAATTTCCACAAACGAAGGCCAGGAGGCCGGACATGTCATTAATCGATACTCAAAACTTCAACATCACCTGCGGCGAGTGCGCCCACCAATTCCCTCATTCGGTCGGTTATCTGAAGCTCAATGACCGAATGACCATCTGCCCCGAATGCGGGAATCGCCACCAACTCGACAAGGCCGGGTTTGAGGCTGCCGTCGCTGAGGGTGAAAAGCAGATCGATGACCTTCATGCGAAGGTGCGGAGCATCGGAGAGAATCTGTTCAAGGGCGGCAAATAGCCCCTCAAGCTCGGAAAGGCCCGGCTCGGCGTTCAGTTGAAGTTTCAGTTCGGCTTTCATCAGGCGACCTTCACCGAGGCTTTCAGCTGTGCCAGAGCGCTCTCGGCATGGTCGATCTCGCGCAGGATTCGCGCTCGCTCGACCTGATCTACTCGGCCATCAGCCATCGCTGCATGCGTTTCGACGGTCACCTCGGCAAACTCTAGAGTTGCGCGCCCCAGCGCCTCATGAATGTCGATTGCCGAGGGCTGATCCGTCTTCATGATCGAATAACCAAACTCGCCAGCCAGTGCAGCCAAGGGGCGCATGTCATCCGTATGTAGCAGCAAGGCATACAGGTGCTTTACGTTGAACCAGGCGTTGTCGTAATTCGCGTTGGCACGCTGAAGCAGGCTCACAGGAGGCATACTCATCAACGTGGCGAGATTCTTGGTGTTCGCCTCTTCTACGGCGGTGTCGCAAGCCCTCAAAAAATCCTGCATGCCTAAAACCTCGAAATTCTTTACGTGGCGCCCTGCAGGTGCAGAGGCGATCATTTGCTCAATGGAACGGCGGACAGGGATGTCAGGCGGCGCCGCGAAGGACTTTGTGCGCCAAGTCGAGAAGATCAGGGCGAAGACCCGCAATGGTGATCTCGCCACCAGATGCGTCCTGAAGGCGTTCAGCCAAGTCCGCAGAGGCTTTGCGGTGACCGCCTGCCAGCTGCCACAGGTGCCCTACCGTCGTCTTAGCAGCGGCAGCCACTGACTGGCGCCGTTCGTTTGAAGCGCTGGCGAGCCAGTCACGCAGATGGTCATTCATGGGATCTCTCCTTAAACATAGGAGAAATTTAGCTTATGGCTAATATCGTAGCAAGGAATATTTAGCTTTGAGCACATTTAGCATTGAGCTAAAGGCTGGCATTCTTGCCCGCATGGATATTTATGCGATTCGCAAGCAGAAACTGATCAGTCTGATAGGAACCCAGAGAAAGGGCGCTTGCGCCGAGCGCTGGGGAATGGCACCTGCGCACCTGAGTCAGATTCTGTCGGACAAGACTGCAAAGAACCTTGGGGACGATGTTGCGCGGCGAATTGAGGTTGTCGAGAAGCTGCCAAGGGGTTGGTTTGACTCCATCTCGGCCGACGAGTCGACATCTCTAAATAGCGGCGCCGCGGAAGGCGAAGCATCGGCGCAGAGCGCGGCCGACCAGGTAAGACAAATGCTTGCGAAGGTCAGCGGCTTGACGAGCGCTGCTCGTGACCGAATCATCGCGGCGGCTGACGAGACGAGTAACGTCATAACAGTCGACTTCTCTCGCCCGGGCCAAGTCGGCGATGAGGTGTGGATTGCCCACTACGACGTGCGTGCGGCGATGGGCGGCGGACAGATACCGCACGAATACCCGGAAATGCTCCAGGACATAAGGGTCAGCCCGAAGCACCTGCGTGATCTGGGCGTAACCTTCAAAGAGCACTTCCACCTCAAGATGATCACCGGGTGGGGACAGTCGATGGCTCCAACCATCAAGGATCGAGACCCGCTACTGGTCGACATCACGATCCGGGAGTTCACTGGGGATGGCATCTACCTTTTCTCCCACGACGACATGCTTTACGTGAAGCGGTTGCAGAAGAAGGGCAAGGATCGTTTCAAGATGATCTCGGACAACAAGCACCACGACCCCGAGGACATCCGGGTGGATGACACGCACATCCTTGCTCGAGTGCTTTACGTGTGGAACGGACAGCCGGTTTAACGCCATGGCCCTGACCAAACCTAACCAGCAACTGCACCGCGACCTTAAAGAGGCTACCGCCCTGCTCAAGTGGTCAGGCGTCGACCTGAAGCAGGCTGCTGTAAAGCTTTCTGATGCCGGCCAGGAAGATGACGCTCGCGAACTGATAGCGATCGCTATGAGGTTCCAGGAGGTCGAGGAGCTGATGGATGGGTATGCGGATGAGGTGAAGGCTGGCCAGATAACGCGCTCAAAATCAAATTAAGCTGCACCTAGCGCTCTTATAACAGCACCACAAGGAGGTAAGTGTTGATCCCGCAATGGAATCACCAAGGGATAATTCCCCCCATTGATGAAAACGACCCGACGGCGCTTGAGAGGGCGCCATATCCGGTAACCGTCGAGCAAATCGTTGAGCGATTTTCTACTACAATTGAAAGGTGCGAGATTCTCGAAGGCTTCCTATCCCACCGAGCTGAAATGCACCGTATAGGCGTTGTCTCTGGCTTTCAGTGGTTGAATGGAAGCTTTATGGAGCACGTTGAGTTGCTGGAAGGGAGAGCGCCAAACGACATGGATGTTGTGACCTTTGCGGATATTCGACCGGAAGTGGAAGCTGCTTTGGCGCCGGAGGACATCAAGGCGCTAACCGATAACCCGTGGATAAAGCAAACCTATAAGGTTGACTTTTACCTTCTCCCTCTGTCGGAACCTGCGGAATTTTTAGTCGAGATGTCGGCATACTGGTACAGTATGTGGTCTCACAGAAGGTCTCAGCAGTGGAAAGGCTTTTTGAGCGTCAGGCTCGAGCCGGACCATGATGATGGTGCCAGGCGTCTTTTGGAGAATCGCAAGCGGGAGGTCCAGAATGAACAGAACTGAATTCACCCATGCGCAGGCTGAAATCAATTTCTTGGATCGCATGTCGCGCAAACCGGGGCTGAGCAAGCTCGCGCAACTTTCAATGAGCTCAAGAAAAGAGCAGGTTGAATCGCGCCTGCTTGATCCTGGTAGAGGGGCATTTTCTCCCGCAAAAGCTGTAGTGACCTACCGAGGCGCTCCCGTTTGGGGTGTGCATGGTGTCGTTGCTGAGTTTGGCGCCATAGCAACTGCGAAGTTCTCGGAAGCTATTGCTGCCGTAGCCGCTTCTATCGGGGGTGTTTTGAATGATTTTGGCCCCATACCGAACAAGGCCCAGAATCAGATACTCATAACAGGCACGGCTGTCGGCTCTTTCGGATTTGAGTTTGAAGAGGCTCCATCACTTGAGGCGCAATTGCCTCTTGAGGGAACCACGTCTGTTTCGCAGGCATTTGAGTTGGTAGCTGAGCTGCTCGAAGCCTCCACCAAGAGTGATGAGGAGTTATCCGAGCCTGCCTCTCGGCTAGGCACCAGGGCGATAGCAACGATTTCGGATTACCTCGACAAGCTGATCTCATACGAAGCCTACTGCTCAGTGGCAACCCGCGACCATCTGTTCTCGTTTACGAGTGTTGATCAGGTCAGGATTAGCAGGTCCCGCCTCAGTACTGAAAACATTTCCGAGAAAGGCGTCGAATTTTCTGGCGAGTTCTTGGGGGCCTTTCCTGCGGAAAGACGGTTCGAATTCAAGACTCAGGAAGGGATTGTGATACACGGAAGAATTGCCGCCGAAATTGAAAATCCGGCAGTTATCAATATGCACCTGAATAAAGCCTTTACCATTCAAGTTCGTGCTAGAACGGTGGGCAAAGGCAGGCCGCGATATACCCTATCCCAGCTCCCCTGGTAATCAAGCCCGGCCCAGCGCCGGGCTTCTTGTATCTGGCAAGCGCCCTGCTCTGCTATGGTGGCGCCCTCTGATCGCAACGGAAGCTTCGAAGAATGGACTCATGGAAGACTCTGGCAATCGCCCTACTGGCATCGATCAGCGCTGACGCTGCAGCGTTTGAAGTCAAGAACCCCGTCGAGAGAACCCTGACAGTCACCACCATGGTTCCAACGATGATCCTCGGTGGAACCACAGCATTTACGGTCTACGGCCCGTCAATGATGATAAAGGCGAAGGACGATGCCCTCGCGTTCATTGGGTCAGATGGAGAGATTCGTGGGGCTCAATTTGAGCAGGCTTCCAGATACTATCGGTCTTCCTATCCCTCCCCTCTCATGTCAGATATGCAGCTGGCCCAAGCCATCGCATCCACCTTCTGAGCAGCGCGCATATTGGTCATGAAAACGCCCGTTATCTAAAGCGCGTGCCGCATGGTATCAATTAGCCATCGACCAGTTCTCACGGAGTAACTGCGATGAAGGTTTTTGGATTGGCACTGCTCGCACCGACCTGCCTGGTCAGTTACTTCATCAGTAGCGGCGACAATGGAGTCGCTATTGCAGCTGACCTTATGTTCTACATCACCGCCGTTGCCCTGTACCTATTCCCCTCAATCTACATCGCCCTGGTCGAACCAGTTCCCCCGCGACGTATATTTATCATCAACCTACTGACAGGCTGGACGCTGATCGGATGGTGCGCGGCCTACTACTTGGCTTTGCGCGGTGCAGAGTTGCGAGTCGAGGATGAGCTCAGTGAGAACGTGTAGGGCTAGAAGGGCTCTTCACCCCACGATTCAATGGGGGCGGTACGCCACGAATGCTAAAGTCCGAGCTCAATTGCGAGGTAGCGTCATTGAAAGAGATCACTGATCGACTCAGGGAAGAGAGGATTCGTCTAGGCCTGACCCAGGCAGATCTTGCAAAGGCTGGCGGGTTAAGAGTGAATGCCCAAAGCATCTACGAGAGAGGGGCGAGAGTGCCGAATGCAATCTACCTGGCCAACATCGCCAAGGCTGGCGTGGACGTGCTTTATGTTGTGACCGGCAAGCGAACACCCTGTACTGCAACGCATAAAGCCTAGCTCCCCCCGACCTGAATCCAGAGCCCGCCACTGAGCGGGCTTTTTCATGCCTATCAGAAAGGCGCCGCCTCTTCTTCTGGCTGAAACTCGACCTCTCCCCTGCCCGCCACCTCGACTTCCTGCTGCTCCCACCTCACCGTCACGCTGCCGTCGTCATTGAGTGTCAGCTCAAGCTCGTCGGTTTCGGCGATTACGCTCAGCACCTCTTCCCACTCGCGATCTCCATCCGTGTCCAGGCGATGGATCGTCACCCAGCGCTGCGTCTGCGCGACGGGGTGATTGATCATCGATGAGACGCGCAGCGCAAGGCGCTCCATGCCACTCAATTCTCCCCGAGATGCGGGTGCAGCCTGCTTCTTCGCCATGAAATCCCCTCCCAGCCGAATGCTGTATATCCATACAGCTTATGGAAAAATCATAGCTCACTGCTAACTGCCGCGTAAAGCGCTTATGGACTCAAGCCAACGGCGCGGAGAGATCTGTCGAGTCGATTTAATTTCGCCAATCGCTAAATATTTAGCTTGGAGCTATTGACGATATTTTAGCTTGAGGCTAAATTAACTCCATCGCAGCGACACAGCCACTGCGAAGGGCCTCCGGCCTGCCGCTCTTTAAAAACATGACGTGACCACCGCGACGTACCCAGGCAATCACCTGGGTCGGAAGAAGCTAAATCGCCGCCCATGCAGCCTCTGGATAGCTGCCGCACTCCCTCATGCGAGTGCGCGAAACCACGCAAGCCAGCCAGGAAGAACACCGGACACGAAATGTGTGACCTGGCCAGAGATATGAATCGGGCGAAGCGCGTGGTGGAGAAACGAACTACCGAGAAATCCTCGGGGGTTCAACTGGACAGCATCACTGAGCAGCCTTCTCGCGAGGGCTGCTTGGGATGACAACCAAGAGGAATTAACCATGGCTATTCGTAACGACAAAGGTCAGTTCGTCAGCACCAACACGGCAATGGCCGCCGATCTGCAGGGCTTTATTGATGACTGGACGCATTGGGCCAAGCAAGCGCTGCGCGGCGGTGACAAAGCGGAAGCCGCTCGATGCATGGCAGAAGTTCGCGACTGCCGCCAGAAACTGAGCACGCTGCAAGCATGACGGACCTTTTTACTGATGCACCTGGTTACCCGGGTGCATCGGGAAAACAACCGGAGCGTGACCATGAACAAAGAAGAGATTTACGACAGCCAGATCAGCCCCCTGATGCTGCAAATTATCGAAATCTGCAAGGCCCAGGGCATTGCGATGATTGCCAGCTTCAATATCGCTCACGATGGCGAAGGCCCGGACGGTGAAGACTGCTCCAACCTGACATGCACGTCCCATCTCCCCGATGGCGATCAGGTTTTTGATGAGCGCTACAGCAAGTGTGCCGTAACAATCCGACGTGGAGCGCCGCAATCACTGGCAATGCACATCACCAGCCAGAACCCTGATGGATCAAAAACGCTGACAGCGATTATTTGAACAACCAGTGCTACGACAGCCTGTCGCTAACTGCCCGAGGCCCTGGTACTCCCCAGCACCAGGCTGCATCGGAGTGTGATCTGTGGATCGGTTCGACGGTATGAAGGCCGGTATCGCCACAGATATGCAGCGCAAGGCGACGGGCGCCCGGTAGCCGAACGCGTAAGTCTTCCAGGTTCGATTCCTGGGCAGATCACACCCCGATGCAGATTCAATAGGTGGCCGCTGCCTTCCCAGTGAGCGAACAGCAGGAGATACGGCCATGAAGTAGATCAACGGTTCACTCGTGTGGCGTAGCAAGCCTGAAGGCTTCGCCCAGCACCCTGACAGGCAGCGGAAAGCAGGGCCGACGATGTCACCGCGCATCAGCCGAAAGGTAGGCCCAACCAAAACGAAGACGAACACCGCAGGCGAGTCCGAGGGCATAGCTGGCCAGACTCGACACATCCCGGGCAGTGCCGGGCGCCTGCACCCTTCCCCGCCTCTACCCTTCAGCACTCCTCCCCCGCGCCCATCGGCAACCAGCGGGAGGCATGAGTGTTGACGAATACAGGTGAACCAACGAATGGAGAGAGTCATGGAATCAAAAATCGCTCCAGATCCTCTGACGGCGCTGTCTTCTGCCGTCGATAACGCAGAACAACGGGTGTTTGAAGATTGGCTGCAGCGAACTTCGCCAAGCGGTGACTGCGACCAAGTCCACTCGCAGTGGCTTGAGAGCAGCGACTTTGAAGATTTTTGCACCGAGTGGGCTGAGCAGATTTTAGAAATCTCGGCCCGTTCCGCCTAACCCCAAACACTGGAGGTCGCCATGCGAACCGTAGAAGAAGTAGAAAAGGAGGTTGGCTGGACTGAGGAAGAGGCATCCCAGTGCGGCTGTTATGCCCATCCAGAGCCATGCGAGCGCTGCTGGTCATTGGGCTGGGCACTTGGTGGTGACGACATCATCAAGCCTGAACGTAACCCAGAATAACGCCACCCTGGAGGCGACCATGTCAGCACTACGCAAGGCTCAATTTGAGCATGACGAACTACTGCCGCCTCCGGTGAGCGAAGAAGACCTGGCGGAGATTGAATGGATCGAAGCGAGCGCTGAGCGGTTGATGCTCGGGTACCGAATTGAGTGGGGCTACAACAAAGCTGACCGCGGTGAAGTGACCCAGGCCGACTACTACCGGGCCCTTCAGGATCACGCCAACCAGCGGCAGATCGACGGCGAGGACAAGATCGACGCCTTCGGGCAGCTTCTGGCTGCAGCCGGAAACTTCGGCAGCGGCGGTCAGATGTTTGACCTGTCCGTCTATCTGCTTGGCTCCAAGACGGCCCGAAAGGAAATTGCTGTGGGCCTGCTCAAGCCACACGCAGCCAATGCTGTGGCGCTCCAGGAAGAGCAAGACAAGCTTGAGCGGAGGGTCGGATGGTGAGCCCTCACATTCTTATCGACGTGGCTCTCGATGGCCTCAACCATCCCGACAGCCCGCCAGATAACAGCATTCTGGTCCAGCAGATCATCACCAGGTTAATGACTGATGGACTCATCACCCTCGACGAATTCAGTCACTACTGCCAGCGCTTGCTGAAGATCGTCAGGCAGCGCAAGGAGGCCGCATGACCATCATCGCCGGATCATTCAAAGGAATCGCCGAGGCCCTGAGAAATCAGGGTTTCTTGTTTCTGGTGGACGTGAAATGGATCGAGCAGCCTTGCAAGTGTGCGGGCCGCTGGACGTGCAAGGTGGCGATGTGAGTCGGATCAAGGCGGTGCATCTGGTTGAGCACCATTGCGCGGCGGTGGATGACTGCGAGTGCAGCACGCATTGCATGATCGAAGGTTATGAAATTCAGGAGACCGGCATACGCAAGCATGTCACCTGCAAGAACTGCCTTCGAAGCATGGCCGCCGAAGAAAAGCGAAAGTGGCGGAAATACTCCCAGCATATTGCGTCCTGCAAAGCCTGGGCTGACGAAGCAAGGGGTTACGAATGACCTCCTACCAAAGAGCCAAGCGCTACTGCTTCTGGCGCGGGTCTGCCATCACGCTAACCCTCCTCTCTCTATTGATGCTGCTTGGCGCCCTCGCCGATCGCGTCACCCAGTAACCAACACCTTCAATCGCTGCGAGCATCGCGGCAAGGAATCCCCATGTCCGCAAAACAGCAAGTAATCACCATCGACGACATCAGCGCCGACAACGCGCCGGCCATCTACGTTGCCGGTGGCCTGGGCCAGTTCTTCGACGCGGTGAAGGCCGAAGTCACCGGTGAGGTGCCCGATCTGACCACCCGCAAGGGCCGCGAGCGCATCGCTTCCCTCGCCGCCACAGTCAGCAAGTCGAAAGCAGCCGTGGAAAAGCCGGGCCGTGACTACCTGCGCCGCCTCAAGGAAATGCCAAAGGTGGTGGAAGCCGAGCTGCGCGATTTTGTCACCAAGATGGACAACCTGCGCGATACCACCCGCCAGCCGCTGACGGAGTGGGAAGAGGCCGAGCAGGCCCGCAAAGACAAGCATGTTGACGGGATTCAGGGAATCAAGGATCTGGCTGTTTTCGAGGCAACACCGGCCGCCGCCCATGTCGCCCAGGTCATTGCCGACCTTGAGCTGGTCGAAATCAACGATACCTGGGAAGAGTTCCTGGCCGAAGCCGCCCAGGTGAAGGACCAGACACTGGCGAAGCTGCGCGCCCTGCTGGCTGAGCGCACTACCTACGAAGCCGAACAAGCCGAACTAGTGCGCCTGCGCGCCGAGGCAGAGGCGCAAGCCCAGCGCGACCGCGATGCGGAGATTGCCCGAGTCGCCGCCGAACAAGCCCGGCTCCAGGCTGAGCAGCGGGCCCAAGCCGAGCGCGAAGCTGCCGCACGACGTGAACAGGAACTGCTGGACCAGGCCGCCGCCACTCAGCGGGCCGCGGCACAGGCTGCACTGGATGCCGAGGCCGCCGCCGAACGCCAACGCCTGCAACTGGAACTGCAGGCCGAACAGTCCCGCGCAGCAGCGGCACAGGCCGAGACGAACCGAATCGCCGCTGAACAGCGCGCCGAGCAAGAATGCATCGCCGCGGCGCGTCGCCAGGAAGAGGCCGTAGAGCAGGCGCGACTGGCGGAGATTGCCCGGCAGGCAGCGGAGGCTGAAGAGACGCGGCGCCAGCAGAAGGCGCGCGAGGCGGACCAGGCTCACAAGGTGAAGATCATGGGCGCCGCCAAAGAGGCGCTTATGTCGATGAACATCACCGAGGAACTGGCCAAGGCCATTGTTCTGAAGATTGCACGCCGCGAAGTCCCACACATCACCATCCAATTCTGAGGTAGCCAGCATGAGCGGCCAAATCATCGTTCCCGAACAGCGGCGCCAGGCTGTGGCGCCGATCTCCACGGACAACAGCATCATGGCCGTCATCAGCCGTGCCGCCGCCGATCCAACCTGCGACATTGAGAAGATGGAGCGCCTGCTGGCCATGCACGAGCGCATGCAGGCCAAGGAGGCGGAGCAAGCTTTCAACGCAGCGATGGCAGAAATGCAGTGCAACATCCCCACGGTTTTCGAGGGTGCAGTGAATCTGCACACAGGCAACTCCTACGCCACTCTGGACCACATCACCCA